TGATGTCACAGGCAGTTGTCGAGACGTTGAAGTTGGTGCCGTCGATTGCACGCTGTGTCTGGCAGCAACAATCAGAGAGTGCTCGCATCAGGGATGCTGTATTGGTGTCACCCTGACGGGACAAATCAAAGAATTTGTTCTGTAGTGCACTCCACGCTGATCCGTCAGTGATTTGCATGGTAGACAGAGTCTGTTTGATGTCATTCAGCGATGACGTGTCATAACCCATTGCACCACTCATCCCGCCACCGTTACCGTTGCCGAATCCACGTCCCCCGCCGCCATTACCGAATCCAAAGAGCAGAAGCAGGAACAGAAAGAGGAAGCCGACACCATTCCCACTTCCGAATCCATCCTTCTGACTGTTTAGAATGCTCAACAGTTCTGCTGCGCCCATTCCGCCACTTTCCATATTTTTAACTCCTTTATATAAAAGACGTTCTCTGTGATAATGAGATGAATAAACATCTCAAAAGTGCTACATTTCTCAGGAGAAGATATAGTCAGATGTCAGAACATCTCCTATGTCATAGTTTCCGAACTGTGGTGGAGGAGATATTCCTGTTTTCTGATATTCTTCATAGAAGGATTGTAGGGGATTGTTCTTTAAGTAGAGATTGAAGAATTCCGTCCGGATGATGTTATGAAAGACGGCACTATCCGCAGCATGGACGCCAAAGTCATCATGAATCATGGCAAAATCCGAAATTCCAACCTTTCTAGCAGTTTCAATGCACATCATCATATGGGTTGCGTCTAGGGAGTGTATGAAGTTCGGCGAAATCCCCTTGATATGTCTATTCTTGTCCGTTTCGGGTAGGGTTTCATAGATTGACAGGATATTTCCGAACCGACGGATTCTAACTCTCTTTTTCCTCTGCTTACGGTATTTTTGTAGAACCGGGAAGCCAATCGGTGACTTCCAGAAAATATTGGATTCACCGGATTCAATGATCGTCCTTGCACTTTTCTTTAGCCATGTCATAATCGAGTTGGCAGATGGAATTTCCCGATTAATTACATCGCACAGTTTTGTTGATAGATAGTTAGCTGCGACTAGGAAGTGCTCCTCGGGTATTTTACTCAACCCACTTCGGAGATAATCCTCAAGAATGAAATCGGACATTGAATATCTGGATACTCCATAGGGTGTTGTCATGGTAGACCGCTTTACGACACTCCTTCCAATCCCATTATCAAGCCACAATTTACGAATATCCTGTCTTTCTGACGATTGGTCGGAAACAATAGCTTTCGTGACCTCTTCAGCAATTTCCGAGTAGAGATCACAGGGTGCATCGGACTTTTTCAGATTCACAAGAGCAGCAGCCATTTCATCACGAAGGAGCGCTGTCAGGTGTTGTAATCCGTTTGCCGTTCCATCCATTGAGACAGGGAGGTAGGATATAAAGTCCTTTGGAGATTCGATATATTTCCTATACTCAAGGAGCCATGCAAGGAATTGAACAGGTTTATCAGCGGCTAGCCAGAATTCATGATTTTTTATTGGTTCACGGGCAACTGACAACAGAACATCCCTATTATTCTTAACCCATTCAATTCTTTCCTGATAGGACTTCTTATCAAGACCATACCGATTTGCACCATTGATGAAGAACCATCTTTCGGCGGCGGATGTGGACAATCCTTTTCCCCTTGCAAACATCAGTAACCCCTTCGAGAGATCAGTTCCCTGTGGATTAATGTCACGTGAAACCGAGTAAACCCTGCCACGGAAATCACACTTATAAACAAAGTAGATTTTTGAATATTCCGAAAAGGTTTCCGCACACTTTATACAGGATTGATACTTAAGATACTTTGACAAATCCTGTTTGTATCTTCTTATCTTGATAGTATCCTTCACGTCCGGTTTCTTGGGATGGATTCCAATAATTTCCTCTGACTGGACAATTTCAGAAACATTCTTTATAATATCCAGAACATCCCGGTTGATTGTCCATTCGGTTCTCTGGAGTGCATTCACACTTCCGAAAACTCTGTCAAGGGATCCAAGTCTTGCAATGTCCGAAAGATAGTCGGATGTTTTGCCAAAGGAATAGGGCGGCTTGGCGAAGCATCCAAAACGTTTTTGGAAATTGTTGGTGTGAAATCCACCACTTCGCAGATCTGTCCAGTCAATAGGCGGCTCAATACAGGGAACTGCATAGGTCGAAAAGGTCAAGAGGCGATGATCTATTTCCCGTATTTGACTAAAGACGTCTTCAGTGAGATGGACGGTTATTCTTGTGTGTTTTGCCTTGTAGTGGTGTTGGGTTATAATAAAACCAATATCAATTAGTATACCTAGAAATACTGAACCGAGCTGGAGAGTTTCCGATTTTGTTCCGGCTTCTTCATAAATACACATTCCAACATTATGACTCAAGACATTGTACATCAGTCCATCAGTACTTTCGGAATACTTCAGGCACTCCGAAAGAACAAAGCAAAGTGCTATCGAAGCAAGATCGGACAGTTCAAGATTTGTTTCTTGACAAATTCTTTTAAGGAGTTTCGTTGTTTTGTAGGTTACCTTCTCAATATTAAGGTCATCGAGCATCCTTTTATGGTATGTCCTCAATATTGACGGAGTATACTCATTGATGGTATTATCAGGGCTGGATGATTTAAGGAGGGTTGATTTAAAGATCGAGTTTTCAAGTTCTACTTGGGTATTAAACATTTGTTTTATAAGGAGTTTTTTTAATGAAGGTTAAAAAACGCGATGGGAGAATTGAGGATTGGGATTCCTCGAAGATAATCAGTGCAATCCACAAGGCACTGAAAAGAACCGGCGAAAAGATCCCGGACTGGGAGTCTGTTGTACAGAAGGTCGAGAAGGAATGTCAGAAGGTTTGCAAGGACGGAATTGTTTCGATTCCTGATATTCATCGAATCGTTGAGATGATTCTGATGACATCACGAATGAAGAAGACCGCCCGGGAGTATATCGAATATCGTTCTAAACGGGATTTTGAGAGACTTCGCGTCTCAAAGATAATGCAGGATATTGATGGGCTTAATAATGAGACGGATGAGGATATCCTGAATCAGAATGCCAATAAGGCAACCCGAATTCTATCCACACACAGGGATATTCTGGCTGGCATTGCCTCAAGAGAATGTGCCAAGGAGTTCATGCCGGAAGATGTCAGGCAGGCACATACATCAAAAATCTACGCCCACGATCAGGATTATGCAATCACAGCCGGACTTCATAATTGTGGCGTCTATGATTATGCAAGTATGTTGAAGCATGGATTTAGACTGGGAAATGCCGATATCGAACCTCCCAAGTCAATTGGAACTGCTTGTACTGTTTTGTCACAGATTGCCTCGACAATTTCATCATCATCCTATGGCGGACAATCAATGCATCGGTATACCGAGATGTTGAGACCCTATGCCATCAAGTCCTTGAAGAAACAACTGAAACAGTCAAGACTTGATTTTGAAAGTATCATCTCGAAGATTCCTGTTGATTTTTCGAAGAATCGGGATGTTTGGAAGGATCTAAAGAAGGAATATCAGAGGGCAGCATGGCGAAGATTTGAAAAGGAAGTCCATGATTCACAACAGACTTTTATCTATCAAATCAATACGATATGTGGAACCAATGGACAATCGGCATTCTGCACCATCTCAATCTATCCCTCTACTGACAAGATGTGTCAGTTCATAGCAAGGAAATATCTTGAGTGTCATATGGAAGGAATCGGTGCAGAGCACCGGACACCTGTTTTCCCGAAGGTGGTCTACTTTGTAAAGAAGGGATTGAATCTTGACAAGACGGATCCTAACTATGATGAACTCTGTCTGGCAATGAGGTGTTCGACAAAACGCATGTATCCCGACTATATCATGGTGGATTCAAACACGAAGATGACAGGATTCAGTGATGCTGTGACGCCGATGGGTGAACTTTGACTACCGCCCATATAAAACGCTGTTAAAAAGGGGAACCCCTTGAAATAGGGCAATCCTTTACGAAGCACCTTTCTAGGTGTGTGTCAAACGACTAATCCTGATGAGTGTAAGGATGTAGGCTGTAAGCAAATGACAGTCGAAACGCAGCGCAAGAAAATAATTTCTTGAAGATATAGTCTGATCTTCATGGTAACATGAAGCAGTCCTGACTGGGACGGGGTAGAAATTGCGAATCTACCTGAACAAAATGTGTAGAAGTTTCGTTCCGGAGTATATAAAAAATGGAGTTGAAAAATATACAGGAAGATATAATCTTGGTGTTGTTTCGGTCAATGTGCCATATGCAGCAGCAGAGGCAATGGGAGATAAGGAGAAGTTTTTTGAGATCCTTGATTCATACTGTGAGCTTGCCTATCAGTACCATATGATTCGAATCAATCGGTTCAAAAAAACAAAGGCACGACAGAATCCGATCCTTTGGATGACTGGGGCATTGGCAAATTTGAAACCTCACGAAACTGTTGAACAGACGATATATGACGGAAATGCAACAGCATCTCTTGGATATGTGGGTGTATATGAGGCACAGGAAATCTGCGGGGATACCTCAAAGGATTTTGCAATGAAAATTGTCAAATTCCTGAAGGGGAAGTGTGAGGAATGGAAGGAAAAGACTAGAATAACATTCAGCTTGTATGGAACTCCTAAACTGTTGGGACTTTGAGGAGTGATCCTCATCGAATATCCTCGCTAAACGGGCAAGAGTAATAATCTGGTAAGAAAACCTAAACCAAGTGTAATTTGGCAAGGCGATCCCGTAGGATGGTATTTTTATTATATATAAATTTCCTTTATACGGTAACGAATAGGGTATCCTTATAAAGGATTTTTATGAAAGAAATTTTGAAAAGAATTGTAGGCAGTGAATCGGATTACGTTTCTAATTTTGGAAATATTTACCAAAGAAAAAATGGGAAATTCGTACAAAAAAAAAGAAATGTTTATCGAAGGCTGGCTATGAGTATGTAGGAATAAGATATAGTTTTAATAACCGAAAGACTAAAAGGGTTCATAGAGTAGTAGCCGAAGCGTTTTTAGAAAATCCGAACGAATTAGATGTGGTAGGTCATAAAAATAATATTAAAAATGACAATAGGGTTGAAAACCTTTATTGGACTACAATATCCGAAAATACAAAAAAGGCATATGATGATGGGTTGACTAAAACCGATTCAGGAGCATTTGATAGCCAATCTTTTCCGATTGCGTGTTATGATAAAGAAGATAATCTAGTTTCGGTATATGGATCTGTTAAAGAAGCAGAACGGTGTATAAAGGGTTATCCGGCAACATCAATTTACAAGGTTCTTGGTAATAAGAAAGTAGGATTAAAAGGTTATCGGTTTGAAAAAATAAGTAAAGATTTTTATTTTTCAACACCACCAACAAAACGATCGGTGATTTTTCAGACCAAAAAAATAGAAAAACCAAAAAACAAGATATTGGTGATATTTTTAGACACCGGGAAAAGAATAATTTGCAATTCACAAAAAGAAGCCGAAAAAATCACCGAAGAGCCTCAAGGTTATATTTCATATCTTATAAAAAACGAAAAAATTTCAAAAAATAATATAAAATATTGTTCTCTAACGACTATCGAAAACATAACCAACACCGATAATTAAATGTTGGTGAAGAAGTGAGTAGAGTAGGGGTGGTATAGCCCCCCGAAATGCGAGGGTTCTGATAATAGGTTATCAGAACGTGATATAGTCTAGTGTTTCACGAAAGTGAAAATATAAACGGCAGAAAGTTTATGCTATACCTTTGCAAGGGCAATCAAAAGGGATTTTCCGGAACTTGGATTTGAACATGAATATCTGACTAATTCGTTCCATCTTCCAGTACGGGCAAATGTTGATATTTTTGAAAAGCTTGCGTATGAATCCGACTTCTATATGGTATCGTCCGGCGGAAATGTGAATAACATTGAAATCCCGAACCTAAAAAACAACATAGAAGGGCTTTACAGAATAATTTGCGAAGCATATGATAAGATAAATTATTTAATCGTAAATCAACCGGTTGACCAGTGTTTCGAGTGTGGATTTGAGGGTGAGTTTGAATGCTCAGAGGATGGATTCAAATGTCCAAAGTGCGGAAACAAGGACGAGGATTCAATCTGTGTGATCAGACGTGTTTCGGGATATATTTCCGCACCAAATTCACGTCCCTTCAACAAGGGGAAACAACATGAGGTCTTGGACAGAGTAAAACACTGTGGTTACCGGGCGGATGAGTGAAATTAAGAAAACAAAGGCGTAAATTGTATACTATGGAAGAAGAAAAATGTATAAAATAGAACACTTGGGGAAAACGCGTAATACGGCAGTAAACCCAAAGGAAATTTCAGAAGAATATCTTAAAATTATAAAGGAATCCTTTTTTTTAGAAAACCGCCGAGGATGTTGATTTTAAATATGTAGGATACGAAACACTAATAAACATAAAAAGAATGAACACAAAGCGAGAATATAATGATAACTCTGAAAAATGCCTGTGTTTTAAAAAAGAACGTTTAGTATTTGAGGCTTGAGAATGTATTATGGTGAGATAATCAATACCGACTTATGCAATGGGGAAGGTATCCGGACAACACTCTTTGTTTCGGGATGCACCCTGAATTGCGAGGGGTGTTTCAACAAAAAGTCCCAAAATTTCCGATATGGTAGGGAATACACAAAAGAAACCGAGGAATTTCTTTTGGGGTTGATTGGAAGAAAGAACTGTTCAGGACTTTCTATTTGTGGTGGCGATCCATTCGAAAAACAGAATCAGAAGACTGTTCTAGAACTTGTCCGGAAGGTCAGAGAGGTCTTTGAAGACTCAAAGACAATCTGGTTATGGACAGGTCGAACCTATGATGAGGCAGTGCAGGATGAAACGAATAAAAAAATTATTGACCTGATTGATATCCTGATTGATGGGAGATATTGCAAGGAACTTGCTGATAAGAGTCTACCATGGCGTGGCTCTTCCAATCAGAAGATAATCCATCTGACGCCGGTTAAATAAATAGAATAACTGAAATCCAAAGAGGAAAAATCAAATATGTACACAATTTACATCACAGATAATCAAGATGAAGCATCTGCTGTCACAGAGATCGAGAAGTACGTAAAAAATTTGAAGGAAAACTTCATTAAGAAAAAGGTAACAACGAAGGCTGATATTGCTGCTCTTCAAGGAAAATATGGAACACAGTTACCGAAGAAGTATCCGATTGTGATTTATGGTGAAATGCTTATTGGTGGACTTGCCGAAATGAAAATCTGGTATAAGAGTAAGCGATCAAAGAAGTAGGTGATTGATTTTTGATGTTGAAAAGGATGGGATGATATAAAACATCCCATCCTTTTTTATTTATTTCAATTTGTATTTTTCCTTGTTGCTGGCTCTGTTGTAGTAGTCGATTTCCTTTTGCATATATACCAATTCCTGTTTTAGGGAAACCATATGTTCCTTTAGTTCAATGATCGAATTGAAAGTCCACGACATTGCACCAAAAACAAAAATCTGAACCAACCCTCCAACTATTGTTAGAGCATGGATATTACCTCCTGCCTTATCAATCCATGATTCCGCCTGATCTACCCGTTTATCAACCTTATCAATCAGTTCAGTCAGTTTTGTATTAAGCTCAATTTCGGATTTTTTCAAATTAACTTGCTCCTTCTGGATAGTTTCCATTCGCTCGCCAATTTTGATAATTTCCTGTTGTGCGACAATAAAGGTATCTACCTTTTCGGCGATATCATTATGTACATCATCAACCTTCTTGTTTATTGAGTTGAGATCCGACTCCAACGTTTTCAGTCGGTAATCGTTTAACTTTTCTGTCTGGATAATCTGGGTAATATCAGGCATCTTATTATTTTACAAGTTATCTATTTTGTATTTATCTATTCTGGGGATAGTTTGTCGCACTGTTTGACATATTGGTATAGGATGAATTTGGATTACGTGTGCTGAACACGTTCTGATTCATTTGTTGTCCCTGTTGTGGCTGTTTCTGGGTTGTGTTCTTCGAAGCGTCTACGACAATAGGAGTGTTTGCACTGGATTCGTTTTCCTTCAATTCGGAAGTCTTTTCCTTCAGTTTTTGGGAAGAAATCGTGCTTTCCTTTTCCTTTGACCGGGCAGTTTCCTTCACATTTTCCTTTGAAATTTCTGCGGGCTTTTCATTCTTATCATCCTCACCCCCACTATGGAAATATTCCATGAGAGCTTCGAATCCGCCAGTTTCTCCAGCATTTACTGAGGCAGCACTCGCTTCATAGATATCTTTGTTTGTCGCATCCTTCTTTGTGGCTAACTTTGTTTGCTCGATGGTAGCATCACTGGCTCCCATATGTTCAGCCTCTGGCTGAACGGCTGTGACCAAATCAGCGCCAGCCTCTCCGATTTCCTTCCCCCATTTGTCTGCGATATAGAGTAACGCAGCAACGGACGCTGCAATTGCGGCAATTCCGGCAAGATAGGGAAGTGCAGCCGTGATGAATCTTGAAAGCATCCCAAATAGTGGCGTTTCACCGGCTTCTTCGGCTTTCTTTTTCGCGGACTCAATGAAATTTTCCTCGTTTTGGGAGTTTATTTGCTGAATCGCAGTGAGGATATTCTCTATCGTTTCATCCCTGTCCAGCTCCTCATTTTTTTCCTCAAGGTCATCTTTGTGATCGTCTTGAGTAATATCAAGCATATTTTGTTCAATACCAACAAGGTCACGGAGAACCTCTACTGAGGATTCCGAAGAGCCTGTTATGGATCTTTCCCGAAGAGTGTTTTGAGATTCGGCAAGAAGAATCCCCGAATCGGTCATTGATGTCACTTCCGGAGAGGCAACGTCCACCAAGATACCATCATTTCCGGTCATACCTCTCCGGGCATTATTTCCAGACGGTTGAATCAGATTTTGCGGTGTGAGGACAGCCTCGCCATTTTCCTGATTCTCAATAATCTGTTCCAGATTTGTATTGACAACGCCCAGTTCTTCAAGGATATCCCCAACACCGGACTCGAGGGCATCTGATAGGGAATTGGAAATGGTATCACTGATTGTATCAACATCCTGTTCGATCTTTTGGATGTCATTGTCCGAATCCGAGATCCCAAATCGGGACAGATAATCATCCCGGGCTTCCTTCTTGCTGTCCGACATCCATTTTTTCACACTCTTGTATCTCTGATACATCCCATAGCCGGGAATGGATTCAACGACCTTGTCCCCGAAGTTCGACAACTTATCCTTTCCCCACTGTTTCAGTCTGTCCTTTGTCTTGTTAGCCTGATAGCGAAGAATATCCTTGTTGCTGAACTTTCGTAGTAATACCTCCTTTCGGATCTTTTCGATGTCGGATCTGGAAAGGCGCGAAAGATCGGCATCCCCAACAACATCTTCAATGTCCTGTTTGGTTATATTAGGTAATGCCATTTAATCAACTCCTACTCCGATGTTTTGCAGTCCGTTCCTTTGCCTTCCGGTTTCTTTCCTCAATATCCTTATTGAGTAGGGCGATGAAGGCAGAGTATTCATAGGGTAACAGATTGTTTATTTCTTCAAGTGTCCAATTAAAATATGTCTTTAGGGTATAAGCATTATTATAGTATGATACAAGACTTGGCATTCCACTCATTAAAATCGGAAAAAATCATAAAAGTTCGTTATCCTGTACTTGTGTTCCTTTCCACACTTGATACATTTTCCGGTGATGGTATGATCAATTTTTGGGATAGCGCTGATATATTCCAACATCTTGTTTATCATATCGGATGGGATTGTCATTATCCATTCTGTAAGTTCATCGTCCGTGAAATCATCGTATTCATTTCCATCAGCATCAAAGACCGATTCAATCGAATTCTTGATGAGGTCAATCAATCTGAACTTGTCTTCGGACGTGGATTCGTAGGCAATTAGTTGTTTTGCCGATGTCGGTTTCATCTTTATAATAATGGCATCCGATACCCTAATCATTCCCTTTCGGACTTCATCATCTGCAACCTTGGGTTCTGACAGTTGTATATTCAAAAGGTCAATTTCCATCGGAACAACGCCATTACATTTTTCCTCGACCTCAGTTCCATCATCCTGTATCTTCTTTGTTTTATTTTCGCAACGAAAATTAGGTTGCAACAATTCCCCAGCGCTTCTTGCACGGATGTTCAGGAAAAGAACTTCCAAATCAGTTTGACAGAGATCGGATGATGAAACTGGTTTCTCGGATGGAGCACAACACACGTCAACCATTCGACAGATTGCATCAAAGACTGTCATCTTATCGGACGAATCAGATGAGATCATCATGACCTTTTGTTCACCGAGGGTAAACGGTCGGAAGCTTACTTTTTTCTTTGAAACTGGTAGGGTTATCGTATAGATTGGATATTCGATTTTTGGAAGTTTCATTATTTCACTCTCACGTTATGATTTGATAATTGGTATTCCGCCTGACTTGACAACATCATAGATGACACTCGAACCACTACCCAGAACACTGGAAGTAATGTTTGTCAGGGATTCAATTCCGCCATCAATCAGGGAAGAAATGCCGGAATTGATGACATCATTGAAGATACCCTCAACAAAGGTCGAAGTTGTTATGTCGTCATAGGAAAAGGTAACGCCCAATTTGTGATACTGGGACTGCTGATCATACCCCAAGGAAAGACTACCTACTGATGTTGGGAAGGCATTCAGTAGAAAGTATGAGTATGTCAATTCGCCCTTTTCGTTTAGCTGATAGATTTTAATGTCGGATGTATAGTCATCCTTGAATCCCATCTGCTTTGACTTTGGATTGGTGATGATCCCAAGCCACGTGTCAAAGAGCTTTTTTTGACTCATATCAGCGTCAACCCGGAAGGTGACAGTTAACTCATTTAGTTGACGTCCATAGGCAAATTTTCTTTCTTGATTTCCATAGATGACTTCGCCGGTATTCAGCTGGACTCCCGGGAATTCTGCACTTTCCGCATTCAGGTAGAGATTGAGGAATGTTGATAGGACACCATTGCCCTTGACGAGATCTAATGCCGCTTGTTTTATCTGAAGAACGAGTGGGAATCCTATCTCAATTCTGTACAAGGTTGGTTTGGCAACACCCGCCTTACAAATTGTCGCGTGAAATTTGGATATTGGGTATTCCTCGGTCGTACCCGGGATACCTATTTCTGTAAGTCTGAATGTCATTTTTAATATTCTGGTTTTGTTTGTCCTGCCCACTTCTGAAGATTCAGATAGGCGACTGTAATCCATTCATTCGGTTGAATTCTCAAGAGGGCTGACTGTTGTCTATCCCGGCGATACTTCTTAATACACTGCTCAAAGAGTTTATCCTTACGGATTCTTTCTAAAAGAACCGCTCTTCCCGCAAGTTTCTTCGTTGGAGACACGTTCTTCGCATTATCAATCTTAATAAGCGATTTCAGGATAACCAACCGAAGCCTAGGAGGTAGATAGTGAAGATTCAGACCGGTGAAGTGATTCTTTGAAACCCCAACGATGATTGAGACCGGAAACATGTCCCAGTAAGGAAGGTTTGGTGTTTCCGCCTTGTAGAGAAAGAAAAACATCTGTCCAATATTGTTGACTAGCGGAGTTTTGATTGCATCCTTGCCCTTATTTTCCAAAAGAAAGGATCTTCCGGTTATCCTGTATTCCTTTTGTAACTCATTGATCTTCTTTCTTACAAACTCCGGAAGATTGGCATTGTAGGGATTCTTTCGCAGGAAATCGGATTGTGACCGTATTTTGGTTACACGTGCTACCATCTCTTATTCTCACTTATTCAAAAACAAGTCATTTTCGGTCAGGACAACAAATCTCCACCCCTGTTTTTGACAAAACTCGCGTGCAGCACGCCATTTTGCCTGATTCTTTGAATAGGTTTCAACCTCATTTAGGTATCTTTTCTGACCGCGACTAGTCTTCGGAAGTTTCGGTGGTTGTGTCTGGGCATCTGGTTTTATCTCAATCATGAGTGTTTCCCTCTTTCCCTCACTATTTACCTTGACAATCGTCATATCCGGAAAGTACTTGTGCCTCTTTCCATCTATTTCCCAGTAGTATGGGATGGTTATTGTTTCGGATGTCCAGTTCAGAATGGACGGATGCTGATCAAGAAAGTTCATAAATCGAAGTTCCCATGATGACCGGAAAACAATATCATTCGTATCCCCTATATACTTCTTTGGGTTTTTTGGACGGAACTTCCCCTGATAGTATCCAGATCCTGTTTTTGTGATTCTGCCTAGTCTTTTTCCGGTTTTCATTGGTTAATAGGACGGTACTTTATAATAAATAGTATTTATTGTGTGTAAACCTAAAAATCCATAAGGATACCCGTATATATGGCAATCACGCTTACAAATTTAAGTGAAACACTCGGGGTCACAAAGGTACTTTCCCAAATCCCGGGTGCCGGATCCCTCTCGAAATCCACATCAGCAACCCCCCAGAAGTTCGAGTTTCTTCCTATTTCGGAAGATGAATATCCTCACAAGATGGTCTTCTGGATAAACGCACTGGATATTGGGAAATTCAAACCATCCACAAAGGACATCAATAACACAGATTCCCCCGTCATTAGTACAGGGGAATCATCATCGAATTTTTCGAAATATCAGAAAGTTGCCAGTAAGTTGTCTGAAAAACTGACACCCTATACCAAAACACTGGACTCAGTAATCAATAGTTTTGCCATCTTTAGCGACAATGCACCCAAGGACAGGGAAAACTCGGTGACCAATCTGATGCAGGATATTCTTGGTTCGGTACCAACGATGAATCGAACAAATACCTGTATTGTACTCCCAATTCCGAATCAACTCAATGTTGACCAGAATATTGACTGGCAAAATTCCGAGGGTGGACTTATTGGTAATGCCGTATCCTTGGCTGATTATGGACTGAATGATGGTGCTATGATGCCAGCAATGAAGGAAATCCTTGTCCGTGAGGGTATTAAGGTTGTAACATCAATCGCATCATCCTTTGGTGCGACCGGAGCGGAAACCGCTATTGACCAGCTGACAAAGAAGGTCACCAATCCGCGTCCGGAGGTTCTCTTCAAAGGCGTTCTTTTCAGAAATTTCTCCTTTAACTGGACGCTCTATGCGTCAAACAAGAAACAGGCAAAGGACATCTGGAACATTTGTCAGGCTTTCAAATTTGCATCCCTTCCGGAACTTGATAAGGATTCGGCAGGTGCCTTTATGATATATCCATACACCGTTGATGTGGAAATACACTCCTACGGAAAACCGAATGACTGGCTTTTCAAGACAACCACCTGTGCAATCAATAATGTATCAATCAACTATTCCGAGAATGGGCGGGTGACCTTCTTTGATCTGATGAAATATGATGATATGAATGGTGCACCTCCGGTTGGTGTAAATTTGACCGTTGGATTCCAAGAAATGGAGATCATGACAAAGAACCGGTTGTTGACATCAAGCACAAGCCAATCCCCGGATTCGATGGAATTCATGTCAACGAAATACTTCGGACAAGGTTCCGGAAAAGGCGTATTCTAGGTATGGAATCAAAAGATTTGTCCGGGAAGAAATTTGGGAGATGGCTCGTACTTTCGGAAGTCGATAGTCAAAACTATCTATGTAAATGCACATGTGATTTGGGTACGGTCAAAAAGGTAAACAGGTATTCTTTAATAAATGGAAAATCCAAATCCTGCGGATGTTTACAAAGAGAATTGGCATCGAAGTCTAGGAAACCCCTTCCAAATGGAAGTAGATATGGTAAGTTAACAGTGATTGGTATTGATGAAGAACAAACTAAAAAACACTCCTGTATTCGGCATCTATGCAGATGTAATTGTGGAAAGATCACGACAGTCGGAAAACACCAACTACTGAATGGGCATACAAGATCCTGTGGATGTCTTATACGAGAATCCAAAATTTCCTTAAGACAGCCTCTACCAAATGGAAGTAGATATGGTAAGTTAACAGTGATTGGTATTGATGAAGAGAAGTATAGAACCAAACACGAAACATGGCATGTTTGTAAATGTGAATGTGGAAATACCTTTAGTGTTTCCCGCGCCAATTTACTACGAGGGCATACAAGATCCTGTGGATGTGGAAAACTTCATTCTTCAATGTGGGAATTAAATATTTGTAGAAAGATAGAAGAGAGACTCAAGGATAGGGCAATCTGCGTCTATCAGAAAATCAACACCAAACAAAAGAAACTGAAAAATTCTGCCGGTGAATATTTTTTCTATGATCTCCTAATAGAACCATTTGATTCAAATCGAAAGGTGTTTATTGAATGTAATGGTATAGCATTTCATCCCAAATCCCCGGAGTATAGAAATAAAGATGGCAGTGAATGGAAAAGCGCCTTGTCAAAGGAATCTGCCGATGAAAAGTATAAGAGGGATATGAAGAAGAAAGAACTTGCTGAACAGAATGGTTATGAGGTCTATTATATCTGGGACGATGCTCCGGACGATTACAACATAAACTACATTTTATCCTTACTATAAAATGCAACAATTATTTTCAATTCTACCAATCATAGGATACACCTTTGAACAGAACTACAACTTTCCAAAGGAGAATTTCAACATCCTACATCTCCTGAAAAGGATCAATGTCGTTGAGGTTCTAAAGGATAGGACAGTCGAGGATTTCTATATCTATCGGATAGATGATGGGGATACACCCGAAACGGTTGCCCAGAAACTATATGATAATCCCTACTACTATTATATTATCATGCTCTTCAATGGAATCACGGATGTCTATTCGGATTGGGCGAAATCCGAGGAAGGAATGTATGATTACTGTCTGACAAAGTACGGTTCGAGGAACGAGGTAAACGCCATTCATCACTGGGAGAATAAGAAGGGAGAAATTATCCAAAAGGAATACTACACCGGGGCAGATGCTGTTCCGGTCACCAATTATGAGTATGAGATAGCACTTAACGACAAAAAACGATACATTAAGGTCATATCACCGACCATAATTCAACAGGTCGATTCAAAGATTGCCGAACTACTGAATGATAATAATACCCTATCATGACAAAGAGTAATATAACAAGCGATGGAATTGTTGAGATCATTCTCTATTCCTCAAAGAATGAGAGAATCCCGCTAACCTCAACCTACAATGAAATAAACCTGTATGAGGATATCTATTCTAACTTCGTGTCTGGGAATTTGTCGTTAATTGATACAGCAGGCATTCTTCCGAAGTTTGAGGTTATCGGTTATGAAACCCTTACAATCAAAATTCGAGCAAACAACAAGGTTGTTACCTTGGATTTCTTTGTTTATTCGATCACGAACCGGGTTTCCGTCAATGAATCCTCGAACTATTATCTCCTGAACTTTCTTTCCTATGAGTCAATACTTGACTCGAGAATGGCTGTGTCGGAAAGATTTGACGGATCCTATTCCGAAATGGCGACCGAGTTATTCAAGAGATATGAATCAAAAAAGAGTCTACAAACGACAACCGAAACATCAAAGACGTCCTTCATAGCTCCACTCTGGCATCCATCAAAAACCTTCAATACCTTTGCCCAGAGGGCAATATCGGATTCCGGAACATGTGACTTCTTCTTCTTCGAAACCATCTTTGATGGTTTCAGATTTGCATCCCTATCCGCACTTCGGGAATCACAGAATGATTCAGTAAAAACCTACAATTATACAATAATGAACGCAGGGCAGTCGGATGACACTAGCAATATCCGTGACTATGAAATCATACAGTCCTTTGATTCCCTAACAAATACCCTTAAGGGCGGTGTTGCATCCCATGGATATTTTATTGATATTAATAAAAAATCGGTGATTGATCAATCCTTCTCCTATAATGAGTATAAGAGCGACACAACATATATACCGAAAACCGATCTGACAAACAAGAGTCCATCAGACATCCCTGATTCCTATCAAATTGTCGGTTATGAATCGTCCGGGCTTTATGATGGAAGCTTGAATACAAAAACCCAGTTTCCGGAGAACTGGCAACAGAAAAGAATCGCCGAATTGGCAAACTATCAGAATGTATGCTTGAGACTAACCCTCTTTGGAGATATAACCCTGAAGGCTGGCGACACAATCAAGGTGAACATTCCGCAGGGCGCCATACCAACCCAGAATAACAATCCCCTTGATGAAGTCATTTCGGGAAAATTCTATATAACCAGCATTCGGCAGATGATAAACAAGAACCTGCACTATTCATGTGTTGAGGTAAGTAAGGCTGTCCCTGATACTAAACTAAAAAATATTGGCTAAAAAAGAGATACTGGATAACAAACTATGCGTTATGGTATAATCGAAGACATTAACGATCCCGAAATGCTTGGACGGGCAAGGGTTCGAATCCATGGAATTCACAATCCTGACAGAAACGTTCTTCCGACAGAAAAATTGCAGTGGGCAATTGTCATGAATCCGACAACAACGCCCGGAGTTTCTGGAAAGGGAGAGTCCCCCTTTCTGTTGACAGGTTCGTGGGTTGCTGTTGAATTTGCCGACAATGACCTTCAAATTCCAATCATCATAGGAACCTTCCGGGGAAGTCCTGTCAGTACCAATGTCCCTACTCCAGACACAACAAAAAACGAATCCTATGTGACTGATTCGTCGGGTAATATAATAACCGACTCCTCAAATCAGCCGGTGATCACGGATCAGGCAAAGACGACCGAGGAAAAGGCAAACATTGATGGGTGGTTTCTAGGCAAAACCTCAATCATCTGCGAGACAGGTTCCTCGGACATGAAAAAAGCAGTATTGAGGATTAATGACTATAACGGAAAAGCAAAGAAGGATAAGGGTGGCGCATCCTATGGCGCTATTCAGTTTGCATCCTATTGTCCTAGTAAGGGAACAAAAGATCAAATATTGAACTCGCCAGTAAGACAACTTTGCCGAAAATACTATCCGGGAGTTTTTGATGGGCTTTCTCCCGGAACATCAGAGTTCGATAAGAAGTGGAAGGAAACGATGTCTTCCGACTTAAATAAAGCCATAGAAGCCCAGACCGGAACAGCAATAAAAGAGTACTACGTCCCGTTGAACAATGCCCTGAAAAAGAAAAAAATCGTTCTGGATAAACGTGGTGCGGGTGTAAAGGATTTGATGCTGGCAACTTCGGTGCAATATGGGGCAGGGCGGGCTGCAACGGTCTTCTCCGCGGCACTGTCCGGGAAAACTGTTGACAATCTTTCTGATTCCGATATTATCAATCTGGTTTGTGACTACAAGGTAAACACCGTCAGCACATATTTCAGATCGAGTGGGGCTGCAATCCAGCAATCAATTGCAAAGAATCGGTTCGGAAAGAGCGGTCGGGAAAGAAAACTCTGTCTTGCACTCTGTGGAACAAATCAGAGCGCAACAAGTCAGAGTGATTCGACCAAAAGTGAAACCAGTCAAGAAACGACAGCGACATCCCCACTTGGAACCCGTGATGATCCAAACGGAAAATATCCTGAATACACAAATGAGTCGGATGTCAATAGATTGTCGAGAAATCAACAGATTGACAAGACGGCAACCGAATCAAAGGATAACTCAAATATTAGTTCAACCAAGACATTCGGGAATGCCCCAATACAGGACGAGGGATCCGGCGCAAACTTTTCCGAACCAGCCTCCCCCTATAATGCAAAATATCCCTACAACCATGTCAAGGAAACCTCATCCGGACATATTGTTGAATTTGATGACACCCCGGATCATGAACGAATAAACATCTATCATCGTACAGGGTCATTCGTTGAGTTTCATCCTGATGGCAAGGTTGTTATGAAGTCAATCAATGACAGCTATCAGATTTCACTCGAAAATCACAATCTCTACTGTGAGGGCGAACTCAATATTGTTTGTAACGAAAACGCAACAATTGTATCCAAGTCGGCAATCAATATCAATGCATCGGATAGCATTACGATCAATGCAGTCAGTGATGTCAATGTTCGGACAGAGGGTAAGTTCAATGTCTCTGCAAACAAGGGCATTTTCCTATCATCTCCCGAAAATATATCTGCAACATCCAATTCGGACATTAATGTTCAGGCAACCGGCAACTACAAGCAAATTGTCAATGGTGCCATCACATCGGTTGTTGGTGGAGATAGGGCAATCATAACAAATGGCTCTGTCAATGAGGAAATATCCGGGAATCGTACTCTACTCACAAACGGAAACTGTAATGAAAGCATCTTTGGCTCAAGATGGATTTCCACTAATGGAACCCTGAATGTTACATCCAACGGACAGACTGATATTCAATCCCCCGAAAACGTTAATGTGAAATCGGGCGGGAAGATGTCCATTGCAGGAAAACAGATGGAATGGGCGTCTGGTGGTAGTATTGTTGTCAAGGGTGCCAATATTGATGCACAACTTGGTTCGGGTTCGGATATTAGTGTTGAAAATGTTGTTATTGATCCAGCCCAGAAAGTGGATTATCCAGTCCTTGATGTTGAAACCATCGAAACCGACATTACCGAGATAGAGGGATTCGCCGAACCTGATTGTGCTGATCCGGATGCTGGAAGTGATACGTCTACTGCCCTTGCCCCAACAGCACCACCAGACACAACTCCAGTCACACTATCGACGTTTTCTGAATTGGCATCATCCGATAATGCCATGGCTGGAGTCACATCATCGACAACCGGTGTGCTCGATTCCCTGAAATCCGTTGCCCAAAATCAGATCGACACCCAGAAGAACGGGATTGTCGGTTCCGTTCAATCACTGGCATCATCAGCTCTTGGTTCTCTTTCCTTGAGTTCCTTGACAAGTAGCGTTCTGGGAAGTGTCACCAGTACAATCAACAGTACAATCAGCAGTGCTACTAGTAGCGTAACTAGTGCTGTTGGAAGTACAATCAGCTCTGTTGGCAGTACCGTCAGTTCCGTAGGTAGTAGTATCACGTCTGCCGGAAATACTGTTAGTAGTGCTGTTGGAAGTACTGTTGGTGGTACTCTAGGAACGACGGTGGGTAGTACCATCAGCAGTAGCGTAAGTAGTGTTACGAGTAGTGTTGGAAGTTCGATCAGTTCGGTCGGAAGTTCGATCAGTGGTGTTGGAACTTCCATTAGCAGCAGTGTAAATAAGGTAACGGGAACCGTTGGGACGGTAACTGGGACAACAACAGGGGGAAACACAGATGCAAAAACGAACACTTCGTCATCTTCTTCACAAACGTCGGATGATTCGGAGACGATAAGCAAAGAAATGATCCTTGCAAGTTCAGGTAAGGATCCTGTCTGCTGGTATAATGAGGATATTCCAAAATTAACAGAATTCCCGAATAGTCTTCGTTTGACCGAACATATCACCCTAGGAATGATGTTAAATGGTAAGGTGACAGTTTCGAAAATACCAACAACATCAAGAACAGTATATTACAACAAAAACGGGAAGAAGGTAGGGGTGACACTGGAACCTGTCGATTTTGTCCTGAACTTGCAAAAGGTTGCACTGTATGTGCTTGAACCAATTATCAAATTTGCGCCGTCACTCTGGAATCAGTGCTACATCACGTCAACACTCCGGACGGCAAATTCCCCATCACAACACACATGGGGGCAGGCGGTAGACCTCCAGTTCAAGGGAAATCCACCATCGAATGACCTTTTGGCATCCTTCGAACAATTCCGAAAAATCCTGAAAGCCAGAAATGGATTTGATCAGATGATCGTCGAATATCACTGTAAAAAACCTGTTCTACACATATCCTTCTCAAGTGGAAAGAATAAACATCCAAAGGTATGTGGGTTGAATCAGTGTTATTCATCCTATGATTCGGGTTGTAAGTACGGTGCAGCCGGTATTGCCGACAAAAACCACAATACAATCTACGCCTAAAGACAATGCCCAAATGAAACAAATCATTTGGGCATTTTTTCTAATATCTTTATGTCATTTAATGAATTCCGAAAAATCCATTATTAATTCATCCATAATTTTATCATAGGCATCCCAGAATTTTTCCTCGGTGTATTCCGGATACTCTTTCATGAAGGTAATCCGAATCTGTTTTTGGGTATAGTCAGGATGTTCCCGAAGTACTTTGAAGATTCTTGCCCTTAAGATCTCATCCATATTCTTCTCCTCATGACTATCATGATCTAACCAATGACTATATTATAATAAAAGTCGTAAAGTAGAACATTGATTCAGATCAATGATCCTGAAATTTTTTGACTTTTTCCTTACCAAGAACATAGTTATTAACAAGAGCCTCAATCCCTTCCCGATTATATTTTTCACGGTCAATAGGTTTGTTTGGCGCCTTGATGTTGAAATATCTAAAATCCTTCACAAAGGAGCCACCAGACTTCGATTTTTCGATCTTCGTGAAGTGTTTGAGATTCAGAACAACATCAATCCTTCCCTTGAGGTTTTGGATCGGAGTTTTTATGATGTCAAAGAAGGTCTTTGCAGCTCCGACAGTAGTCTTTATCAAAACCTTTTCAGAAACCGTTCGATTTCTTTCTCGGTTATTGACAATCTGAATATCAATATCATTAAGGACATATACCAGATTAATATTAACAGGTTTGTATCCGGTTTCGGATGCCATATCAATGATGCTGGTGATTGATTCCCGATCCTTTCCCGTGATATCAAAGTAAAGGTTTGGTAATCTTCCCGGATCCCTGTCACCGAAGAATCTATTGAGATAGGCATCCTTTATCTTCTTTTCCTTGATAAAATTATGAAGGACAGTAACATCCTCCTCATTCTTCAAATTAAGACCGCGGATTTCCGGGAACTTATTCTTGAGTTCATGCACCTTCAAAATAAGGAGCTTCAATTCGTCAACATCGAATACCGTAAATCTTGACGCATCGAGAAAGTTTTTAAGAACAAATCCCTTCCCTGACGCCGAACCGCCCATTGAGATCACGATATTACCATAGTTCCGATCGCCTCCGGCGTGGATTCCATGCATGATGAGTTTTTCATCAATTTCCTGCTTGATGTATTCCTTTAAGACATTCTTTGATACTTCATTCATGATATTCAAACAAGCCCCTTCAAGTAAACAGTTTTTCCGTTTTTCTTTGTTGCCGTCAAATCTTCACGTCGGAAGGATGTTGTCGAAAGTCCGAAGTGAACCCATCTTCCAAATTCAAGAATACACTGATCATAGTCAATACTGCTGTTAGAAATCAGGGTAGCAAGTTCCTTTGGTGTCATTCCTGCAACCACAATATCAGCAGCAAGTCCCTGTGTGTGTTTGGATGTCGATACACCACCGACTGCCTTGTTAAGTTCCTGTGAACGATAGCCGGATGAAATGGTAATAGGTTTTCCAACGAGGCTTCGCACCTTTTCAAGCGCATTTGCAAGTTTTTTCAAGTTTGTCAACTGGGCTGCTGATGGATCATTTTTGATTCCCTTTGCGGTCGCAGTCTCTGATCTTGTAAATTCCTCAAGATCGAAATGATCGGTAAGTCGCATATATTACTTCCTTTCTAATATAAAAAGAAGAAAACAATTTCCGACTGTATTTATAGAATCGTGTTTTAGTAGCCAATTACACGTTCTTCAAGAAGGTCAATTTCAGATGGGGATTCGTCCCCTGATTTTACAAGTTCGTTGACGACATCATATTCCCGACTTACTGTGACACAGGGAATATTAAAGTGTTTAGCGATGACTCTAGCAATCTTCTTTACTCTATCAAGGGCGGATTCCTTGACCCAGATGTAATTCAGGGAGCAATCACGTTCCCAGAATTCAGCATATTTCGTTTCGTCATCCCGATGAAACGCAATTATAGTTTCAATATCTTCTTCGGATATTTCACCAGTATATCCGAAGACATGTCCACGTTTGGCACTTCTTCTTCCGGTTTTTCGATCAACGACTGACCAGCAATCGGATTCAAAGACACCCGTGATTTTTCCGTCAACCGAGATTCCGATGTTACCGATTGCCTTGTTGGATGTACAGATTTCAACACCATTCAAGACGTTCTTCACACGTTCGATCAGGGAATAAACCCCGAATGTCTTGTTGTAAGCTGCAATACCGTGTAACATAAAACCTCCTGTATAACCAATCACTGTTGGATATTATAGGGGGTTTGTTCTTTCTCGTCAAGGGATTTTTACACGACATCATAATTACAATCGAAATCAATCAGTTCATCGTCGTCCTCTGCCATGGCGACAATCTTCTTTACATTCTTTTCAATGATATTCGTTTCCATATAATATCCTCTTTGTTTCATGATATTCATATGTTTTGTGGAACAGTTTCCAGTCCTTCATACAACACGGAATCCCCTGATAAAATATCTTCCCGTCTATTTCTATCTTCCACGCATCACCTACTAGAGAATCCTGATAGAATGTAATTCTGGATATACCATGTTCAAAAACGAGATTATCATCCTTCTTATAAAGCTTGTCTGGTTTCACAAGTATATCATATATTAACTTTGAGAATCCATCTTCACCTATCGTTATTTTATCAAATCCGAAGATATGCCTGTGGATATGATAAAATAGTTTTGAACGGTCTGTTGGTTCTTCAACAACAAACAACAAGAAAAACAATCTAACGATCATCCCTATACTAACAATCAAACACGTTCCGAGGATAATCTTTCCAACGTCCCAATCCGACATCCGAACAATAATAATCCACGAGGACGACAGGAAAAGAAACAGCAACCCGATTGCCGACAACACAACACAGAAGATGTATCTATAAATATTCATCTTCACATCCACATCCGGGATTTTTCACAAATATACTCAAAACCACTATCATCCGTTGTCACATAAACATCAGCATCCGATGGAATATCAATACATCGCACACCTTCCTGATTGAATAGCCTGTCACCATACTTTTCCCACAAACGGATGATGGAAGGGTCGATTCTCTGTTCCCATTCCAACCAAGTATCTAGTGAATAGTGATGATTTTCAAATTCTTCAGCCGAAACCTCATCACCCAAATCTACATCAACAGCATAGACAACATCAATCTCATCACAACTAACACCTTCATAGGAATCCGGATCAATTTTCACGTATGATGATGCATTATAGGTCATGTCATCATCTAGGAGCTTTCCCTGATACAGGAAAACCGGAAGATTCATCATCTGACGTAACTTAACCACCCCAAACGTCGAAAACGTCAAAGGAGAATTACCTAGCAAAACCTTCATTTTTACTATTCATCAAAACAAAATTTTTGAAAGGAATCACACAAATTCCGTACATTCATCTCAATAACTTACAAACCTTGAGATATTCAGTAAATCCAATCCCATCATTTTCATTACAGAGAACAAGATGTTCGTCCACTTCCTCGGAACCGGGTCTATAGGAACAGACATCGTCAAGGATTGCATACTGTTCAACCTCAGGATGGTTTTCGAGCCACTTCCTAATACTTTCTGACCTTGGTTCGTTCCGATAATTGTCTTTCAAGAGTCTAAAGTCTCTGACATAAAAGTATTCCGTCAACTCCGGACATGCATTTTCAATACTCTTCAAGAACAGCTCATATGTCCAATCCGCAAGTCCCCACGATGACGAAAGAACAATCATACATCCGGTTTCCTCGCATATTCTTTTTATTATCCCGCAGGCAACCGGATCAAAATACCGCCATTGGGCTTTACTGACCAGATTGTACCGTGGAGTACAGATGACATTGTCTACGTCAAGAAATAATATTTTCACCTTTCACCTTTCACCTTTTATTCATTTTCCGGCAGGAGCGTCAAACCGATCCATTCGGCTGCCCGAGTAACAGCTTCGCAGTATGCAGCAACCGCACCTTCGGCATTCATATAAAAACCAACGAACTTCTTCCAGTAATTGTTCGGGATGCCCGTTACTTCAATCGTTCCGGTGATTCCCTTGGCGATAAAGTCTACATTCAGACCTAGTTTATCTACCAATTCTGCTGCCTGCTCAATTTTTTTCAGGGGATTCCAGCCATTTTTTACCGCAATTCCTGCGGCGATTGCTGCAACAGCGGCGGTTTTCAAAACATCATCATCATTTGTAAACATTTTTAATCTCCTTTTCAATTGTTCCCTTCAATGATTGTCATTATACACCTGATTAATGAGAAATCATTGATTGAGATCAAGAAAATCGGATTTTTTCGGTTAAGATACATGCCTTCATAAAAACTCATATGCCAACATGACCGATTTCATGATATCTGACTCTTTTGCTGGATTGATCATCCTGAAGTCGTTGGCGTTTCCCCTTAATGAACATTCTACCGTGTTCCCCTCTTTCATTTTCAAAGAAACTCCCAGTATTTCACTGGAAATTTGAATATCGCCATATTTATCCTTGATTTCAGATAGTTCCGAAATCAATTCACCGATTTTCATTCGTCAGTCACTCCGATTAGATTACACAATATAACAAGTTTTCTTGTGTTCAATCTTTGTTCGTAGTTGGAAATTGCATCATGTAGTCGGGCAACACATACATCATTCAAGAAAATTGTAAACTTATCTGGTGGATATTCATTACCGGCTGAAATATAGGTAATCTTGAAGTTATCCGTTCCAAGGATATGAAAAAATTTGAATCTGTCTTCCTCAATAAGAAACATATAGGAATCGTCGTCAGCATACATCTTTATGTGCGTTTCATTGGATGGAGATTCAATATAATTGATTACATACTTAAAAAGACGTTTTGACAATTCTTCGTGCATCTGAGTATCGGAACGCACATTTTCACTCGGTGGTATTATTTTGTCAATGGCGATTTCATCATCTAATCCAGTCAATCTTATGTTTTCCATATCAATATTTTCTAATGATAAGACAGTTATTCTCACTTTTAGATAACATCAAACAAAGGCTTCAAGCTCATTGACCTGTTCCAAAAAGGTCACTTGCTGCAGCTCTTCTTTTCGAGTTGACAATCCGTAGTGTTTTCTTGGGTTTCCACACAAATAACACGAACACGGAACCGCAGTCGTACCCCTCTGTCCGATTCTTTTTCTTGTATCTTCCGTATGATCATCAAATCTTTCCTTGTTGATTCTTTCCAGACGCTTTCCGATTAGATATCTTTTTCTCTGTCTCCAACCGCCTACCATGTCACAATCTCCTTTTTAACGATTGTTATTATTTTGGATCGTAGCCTTCAAAATATCATTGACTGTCTTGGCAAAATCCATGTTTTGTTTGCCGATAAGCAGTCCAAGGATTTCAACACCATCTTCATTTGACAGCTTTACTTCAAAGCACTTTTCATCTTTGGCTCTGAAATTCAAGCAATAGTATACGGGGGCATCCGCAAAGTCAAGTTCCGAAAAGGTGCAACTTAGTTCACCAACCGAAAACATAAAGATGGTTCCGAGTGCGGTATCCGAACGGGAAATTTTGTTTAACTCGGCATTCTTCAAATAACCCTTTATGTTTTCAATGATTTCCGTTGTTATATCAGGTAAGTCCGTTGTTTTGGGTGCTTGTACATCATCAGCAATTCTACTATTCCACATATCCCGAAGTTTTTCAACAAGAACTTCAGGATCATCAGATGATTCATGATATCGCATTTTCAGACCAATTTCGCCGACACTCAAAACCCCATGACATCCAAATCCGTCTCTTGTGATGAGAAGTTCGGGACGTTCTCCAGTGAATGGGCACAGTTTGAAATCATTGCCACAGATGATTTTTTCATTAAATGTGATTTTCATGATCTTCCCTTACTCGAAGCCTTTTTCAATATTTTCTACTAATTAAAACAGTGGATTTCCTACATTTTCAAACCATCTGCCGCCAACCTTCTGACATACTGATTCATAAACAGGTTCTCCCGAATCTGCGTAATTCTTACCTGTATCCTTGTAAATGGTGATGTCACCATAATAGTTATGGGATGCAAAACGTTTAACACCCAAGAGAGTCCCATAGTAAGCACCCAGATCATAGGAACCCTGACTGGCGATTTTGTAGTTTGTATTCATGGTTTAATCTCCTGTTTTCCTTAACTGTTGAAGACAGTATAAAGAAAAACCTCTTGGGTGTCAAGAGGTTTTTTATGGAAAATCTAAATATTTTGATTCGTATCATTCAGGACACTTTCCCAGAGACTTTCCGATGTCCTTGTTAGATTGGAATCACCATCAATAATACCTACCCGGGATTCGACACAGGCACGATATTGCATCCATCCCTCGAAGTTCTTCTCATTGACCTTTCCAGCATGCCATGCCGGGACTGGGATTGCAATGTGTTCTGTCGGACTGGCATGAAGTGGTCTTGACCCCACCAATCTTTCATAGAGATCAAAATCCCGTTCTGGGACAGGTGTTGTCCCATCATGATTCAGGTAAGAAACACGCGCACAGCGGGCAACAGACATCTTGACACATTCAGACAGGGAATATTTTTCTCTTTCAACGTCCAGTACATAGGGAAGATGAATATAACCATAGGCAGCAATTACAGGGGTGGATTCCTCGTAGGCTGCCTTCATTCGCGTTGCAAGTTCCCGGATTTCTGGTTGGGCATCTGGATGAATCCTTTGCTCAAAGAAATTTGAAAAATACGTCCCGGAAAGAATGACAGCTATGTAGGAGTATGGTTCGAGAATTCTATTCACATACTGCTTGGCAACACCAAGATTAGCTAGCTGTTCGGCATTGCGGATTGCCGCATTCATCGCATACTCCCAACATCTTTCCGCCTTTGTCTGAATATGTTGGCTAACAGGATTATTTGCTGTCATTCCTCGTTCGTTTTTCGTGAAGACAGGAACAACAGGATTTTTCTTGATTCGATCAATCAACTTGGCAACGGGAACTGCCCGGGAAGATGAGGCATTTCTTGAAAAGGCTCTATAAGTCATCAGCTCGGAATGAATGTATCTAGGATACATCAGTTCAAAGGTTGTCAGGCGAGTCATTGAATCAGGATTATAGGAATCACAAATAATCTTAACAGAGTAGTCAATCATTCAAATTTCCAATCATTAATTATACACCATCCTATCATGATCAGATTTCCTTTGTATAACGATGTTTTCTGATCATTTTCAAGTTCCGTTTTAAGTTTCTATTCAATTCTTTTCGAACAATTCTGCTTGTGAGCTTCTTAGACTTGTCATAGTACAATCCATCCGTCAGTCCGTTTCCAATCTTCATTTGAAGACGTTCATTAATCTGCAACATCAATCTTTTGTCGTGTCGCGTTCCATCAAGTCGTTTCCGATCCTTTCTTGTAAAGTAAATTTCGAAAAAGTACGAACTGCCTAATAGATCATCGAGTTCTGAAAAGTCAACATGGAAACGATGCCTTGTCATTTTCCGGAAGTATGTCTTGATTGCAAAAATTAACTGTTCCGTCAGAAAAACTTCCCTACCCATATACCGGTAAAAGCTGAAAGGAAATCCACTTGTAACATATACCCCGGAAGCTAATTCTGAAGAAATCTGTGGTTTGTGACCCGGCAATCCGTTCATACAATATCTTCCATCCGAATCACAGTTAGACCAGCACTGTGTTTGTGTTTGATCTTGGGTGATGGATTCCGTCCGATAACATTCCCTGAAAAATGTCCGGAATTTGTTTTTGGATTTCATCACGTCATCCGGGACGGAATAGGACGAATTGCCATACTTGTAGGCGGACGACGAAAATTTATTTGGTGGGCAAATCAAGAGGTTCCACTTCCCATTTTCCGAAGAGGTGAGATAGTACCATCTTTCACGGGAAAAGCAATATGCACCATTTTCGCACTTGGAAATGTCCGTTATACTTACTCTTCTCAAGCAATACTTCAATAATCCAGCAATATAGCTCACATTCATCACAATCCCCATAATATCAATATGTAAGTATTATACACCACATCATTTGCTTTGGCTACACCTTCTCAAAGAGAGAATGTTGTATAATAGGACGGGATGACATATACGTCTCGATTTCCTCAATAGAAAAGGGTTTCATATCTCCACCCTTTCGATTGTCAATTCCGACATCAAGAGCCTTTCCGGGAAGCTCAAGCGCACCGTGCATGTGTCCATAAAGATGCCACGAACCATGTTGCATTCTATTCCACTGAACAATCGGATAGTGACACAAGACAATCTTTGTTTTGTTATATCGGATCTCCTTGTAATTTCCAAGAAGATCAATTGGCTTCTTGATGTTTAACCGTTTCAGATAGTTTGATTTAATCCAGATATCATGATTCCCTGTGATAAACTTAAGTCGCCCATTCAACCGATTGATATACTTTTCCGCATCGGACGTCCAACAAAAATCCCCCAGAATATAAACATCATCAGAATCCTTTACAGTAGCATTCCATGACTCAATCAGAAGATTGTCCATTTCCGGTATAGTCTTCGCACCACCTCGGGTGTTTGGACAAAATTCATAGATTCTATGCCCGAAGTGCGTATCCGATGTGAAAAATAGGTTACTCATAATTTTAAATATTTACTTGACCAAATCATTATATATAAAACATAAATAATTGTCAAACAACAACCTCACATAAAGGAAAACAATGCAATCAAAAAAATACAGCCCGCCGAGGTGGTGCCCGGATGCTGTTCCATCAAAGCAGGGATGGAGACATCCCAAAACAGGCGAATTGCTGGTTAGGGTATCCCTTCCGGAAGATGTTTTTGTGGCGCCATCAGTCCCTGATTTAGAAACGGAAAATGAGGAGTCCGCAAGCACTGACAACACACCGGAAACTCAGACAGACGATTCAGATGATTTGTCAATTGTCCAGAGAGTAAGAAGAACAAGAAGAACAAAGAAGATTTCCGTATAATAGAAGGATCATCTATGCTGAATTTGAACAAGGAAAGTGATGTTGATTCAATCATTCAGACGATTGACGACGGCTTCGACAAGATTGAAAATGACTTTCAATTTCGATTTGTGACCAAATCTGAACTTCTCGATGTATTTCAGAGGGTATCGGATACACTATATACCTGTGGAATGAAAATCTCAACACAGGACAAGGAAAACTTCTTCTATAATCTGGATACAATCTATCTTGCTTCCGACGGAAAAGCATTCACAATCGAGTTTCCTGTATATGGTATCTATGACCTGTCACAGGACAGTCCATTGAATTTGATTTTTGCCATGACAATCCAGAAGGATCCGGATGAAGACGGATGTTACTTCTCCATTGATATTGGTTATACGGAAGCAGCCGACGATAGTGCAGATGAACCGGAAAACGGCGAACCATTCGGGCAGGTCGTAAGACCCTATGATTTGTTTCCGGGAATCTGAAACCAATGAAATTATCGGTCAAAAACTTCGTTAAGGATCTATTCCAGAATCCGAAGGATGGAAGAATATCGGCATCAAAGCTTTGGCTCAATATTGCCTTTGCTGTTTCCTCTGGAATTGTAATGATTCTTGCTACAAACGGGAATCTGAATGTCGATATCTTTATCACATATCTAATGATTGTTTCGGGTAATAATCTGACATCAAAGTGGATATCAATGAAGTATGGCGTTTCGGGTGATGACGCCCAAATACAGGATTCCACCGAGGATGTTGATAGTACTTCGGACAATGAGAATAGTCTGGAAGGTAAAAAGAAAAAACACGGAAAAAAGGATACTGAAATAAATGACAACGACAATCAATAATTTTTTGTCAGCAATCAAGGGCGGGGCAAGACCATCACTTTTCAAGGTAGAAATCAACTTCCCAGACGGAATCACACCAGATGCGGATATTGCAAACAAGCTGGTCTTTTTTGTAAAGGGCGCCCAACTACCCGGGATCAACAACGGAACAGTCTCGACCTTCTTCAGAGGACGGGAAATTCCTCTTGTTGGTGATAGAACCTTCGATGAAATGTCACTGACTGTTGTGAATGATAATGACTTTGCGATCCGGAAGGCATTTGAACTCTGGTGTAACTATATCAATGGGCATAATGCCAACACTGGGGCGGTTTTGCCATCCGATTACATGGCAGATGTCATTATCAGTCAATTGAACAGACAGGAAGAAACAATCAAATCCTATCGTCTCATTGGTGCCTTCCCGACAAACATTGCACCGATTGATCTGTCAATGGACGCAACTGACCAGATTGAAGAATTCACAGTCTCGCTCCGGTATGCCTACTGGATTGATGAAGAAAACGGAATCGAATAATGACCTTCTATATTGGAAAACGACCTGTTGCCGGACAATCAGTCCAATATAAGGAGTGGGTGTCGGATGGTGGCAATTCCTTTAGTCTTGGGTTCGTTCCTTCCTCGACGGAATCCTGTCTGATCTTCTATGATGGGATTCCGATGATTCCAAAGAAGGAGTATGTCATTGATGGTGCTGGTACCGTAATCTTCACCAAAAAGATCCCGGTAGGCACCATGATATACGCAACATCATCACTTGTTGCAAACTATAACAACAAGGTCGAGGGATTGGCAAAATCCCCAAAGACGGAAAGGATTGTCATTCAGGCATCCGGGACAACATCAGTCACACTCCAGAACATTCCCGATGAAGGTACTACCGAAGTCTATATCAATGGTGTCATGAAAACCCCAACGACAGACTACTATGTCATTTCTAACATTGTTCAGTTCTATTCCGAATTGTCGATGAATGATGTCATTACCGTCAAATGGTTTGAATAATGAGAAGAATCCAAATCCTCCTTTATAGGTTATATCTCTATCTTGTTATATTATTAAGAATAAATCGCATTTTTATTAAAATGACCATGAAGAAATATGTTGAAAATGATGATTTTGTGCAGTTCTTGGAGATTGCGGAAAAAGCCGGAAGGTTTGATATTCAATTCAAGGACGGAAAGTACAAAATACGTTATGAGACCTATAGCAGAAAGTATGATGTAACCTATATTTTCGGGGATTGTGGAACTAATCTAAAACGACTACTGGATATCATGCTCTGTCGAATATATGACTTTCTGATATTGAAAAAGGACACCTTCACAACATTCAAATAACACACACACATTATAAAAAATGATTGATTTTATTGTTTGTTTCAGACTAATCCAGCTCCTGCTGATGAAGTGGGAAAAAACACCACAGTACAAGGCTGGAATTGTTGATAAAAACGGAAAGTGGCTTGTCAAGGAAAAGGACATGACACCACAGCAAAAGAAGGTGTTTTCTCCCCTTGTCAGATTTGCCTTCAATCTCCGGAAGTTGATTAAAAAACTTCCGGGGGGAACACTTGCAGCCGCACTAATTGTCCTGAAATCCCTACGAGAACCAAAACAGCTTGGTGAGTCCATCTTGGTCGATTGTCCAAACGTTGACCGACTTTTATATTGTTCAATCAATGTCCTTGAAAGTGAATTCAAGAAGATCAAACAGGAAGATGATGGATCTGTTGGTGGTGATCAATCAAACAACACCAGTGTCACGTCAACAGACAATGTTGCAATGGTGGATGCCCCATTCTTTTATATCACAAGAAAGAAGGACATCCTGAAAAAGGCTGTCCGGGAACTGGACGGATTTCTGGAAAACTATGTGATAAAAAATGAAAATACTTAATTACATAAAATATTTTGGTATTATACTTCTAATCGGTATAACAGTATTCTTTAGTGTCGGCGTTTATCGTGTTTATTGTGAAAACAAGAAAATAAAGGAAGAACTACAGGTATACCGGGATGAAATCAGCGAAATCCGGTCAGAGTATCAGATCTATCAGAAGAATCTGGAAACCTACAATGCCAACCTAGAACAGATCTTGAAAAAGACGAAGGAATCCAACACAAAAATTCAGGAAACCATCATAAAAATAAAATCCTCGGATGTGTCGGATGATGACAAGATTTCCTCCTTCAATGAAACAAACAAGTATCTGATTAACGAACTCACCGAGGCAGGGAAATGAAAAAAATCCTTATTGTCTTATCCGTGCTTGTTTTATCTGGCTGTGCTGCAACAGAGGAAAAAACAAGCGTAAATCATCTGACAGTTCCAGAAATCCCGGAACCAACATTGGATATCAACACGGACATTCGGTTTTCATCGCCAAAGGATCAGACATCCGGGATTTGTTTTTCGGATGTCGAATCCTCTGAAAACTATCTGAAAACCCTATCCGGGACTACGGAATATATTCTAAAACAGAAAGAAGTGATTAAGTACTACAAGAATTCGATTATACAAAACTCATCCGAATGAAGTCATTTGCTCTGTTCTTACCCTCATGAGCAAGTATTGATTCAAGCTTCTTGAAGTAAAGACTCCAGATATAACTATTTGTGGGTTGATTTTTCCCAATCAACCCCTTTATTTTTGCAGTCATACCAACACAGTAACTATTTGTGTTTGGTACTCTTCTTTCCGGTATTCCGGATATAAGGACAAGCGCCCTTGCCTGATTCCGACAGACTGTCTCATATGTTGGTCTTTTATCAACAGTCCTTTGTCCAATCCTGAAGAAGATGTCCGGAACAATCTTATCAAGGTCACATACATAATCCCCGGATTTGATAAAATCCTGCTTTGGTGAAAAATAGATCTGTGTCGGACGACAGGATGATAGGTCAAGATTCCGCAGCTTCGGAGCCAAATAATCCATGACAAACTGATAGCGTTCTGGTGTCAGATTTTTATTTACCGGAACGATAAACCGATAGTTTCCCCGGGAAAATGTTGGCTGCCAAAAGACAAGACACTCACCAAAAATTCCCCGAATTGTCTTAAGGTAGTTTTCACCTGAGAAGGCTCTTTCGGTTTTCCGGTCAAAATCAAAAACAAGAGCAGATAGATACTCGATATTTTTTCGGGTTCTGCCCTCACCGTCTGTCTTTCCGAAGATGAAACATCCGGAGTTTTTATGATTATCCCTAGGAATGTACTTAAACAGTTCAGCATGACTATGGCTCGTAAGTGTTTTTCCAACAACATCCCGGGTACTCTGAAAGATGGTTATTGAATACTCACTATCCACAACACAATCATCCAGCCTCTCTGTAACAACGGTAGGTTCAGAGATATCAAAGACAGGGATGTCCATTACAGGATCTATTCCAAAGATTGCCGAAACATAGGTGGCAACAATGGAATTTGTTGTGAACACATGAAAGACATCCTGTAGCCCTCTCCGGAGCTTTGTTCGCATCAAGCACTGGATAAGATCATCCGTCTTTTCCCATGTCATGACGGATGAATCAAACCCGAAATCGGTAAGCAAGAGTTGATTCTGTACAGAAGAAAATCTTGCCGCAACATCAATAAAAACATCACACCCAAGATATCGTTCGGCTTCTTTTCCGTATGGAGCACCATCCATTAGGACACAATCTCCAAATACATCCGAAATCGTATCCTCATAACCCTTGTTACAAAGAACAAGGGGGATTTTATTGTCCGGAATCATCCCTCGTATTTCTTTCAGTGTCTTTTCAAGGATGCTGTTTTTTGTGTAGTAGGTCTTTGACCAGTTTCTTCCGGTGTTTGTCGTATGAATGATTATCTTGTCAGAAAAATCATAATCAAATCTTCTCTCGGATTTCAGTATATTCCGGTATTTTGTCCGGACGTTCAAAAGCCGTAGTTTTCTCAAGAAGGAGAGTTCATGCTTCGAATCAATGGACGAGTGTGAAAACATGAAATACACTCCCTTCCAGTCATTATAGGGATTATAGTTGACAAAGCGGATTATCCGATTATAATTGTCATCGGATTTTTTTATATAATATTCAATATTTCCAAGAAGAAATCCATGAAGAAAATAAATGAGATCTTCCGATTTATCTTCCCTTCTTTTTTTGAGATAATACTTCAATAATCCTAGTTTATTGAAACAATCAAACCGAAGATAATCCTTCCGTATACGATCAAAAAACTCCTTGTTTCGGAATGGGTTTGTTTCAACTGGATGAGTATAAAAGAAGTCCTTTAATTCAGGATATTTCCTAATTAACTCCTGATAATCCTCATAGATCGAAATGATATTGCTGCCGGATGGTTTTTCGTCATGTATCAAAATCCACTTCTTCTTGAAGTGATCGGTTTTCATGTTGAGATTGATAATCGAGTCATGGGTGACGAAAACCAGAACAGGTTTGGTTTTCCTGATTGTCCCCTTCAATTTCTTTACCGATCCACTACCGGTAAAAATTAATACCCTGTCCTTGGAGATCATGTTCTGGAAGGTTGCCCGTTCAAAGAGTTCCTCCGCGAGTTCGGTTGTCCGACAGGCATAGACAACGCCCTGACCCTTATCGACCCATTCGCGGCATTTCTCAAGCATCTGAAAGGTCTTTCCGGATGCACAGTCATTGTCTATGATGTTGCACTCAAACTTCATTTTTCTTTGTGTATTTCTTTCATTAGAATTTCAGAAAAACTCTTTCCGATATATTCTTTCGACAAATAATCAAACCCACCAACTTCATCCAGAAGTTCCTGAAAGGCGTCAATTACTTCCATCCATGTAGAATCCTCGCTGAACTTCACCTTTCTTGACAATTTAATCTCATCGTCAATGTTTTTAAATTTCAATTTCATCATTTTCAAAATCCTTTCAAAAACCCAAACAAAAATAAATATTCACATTATACCATGATAAGGATATCCATACATGAAAAAAATATTATTTGTTGGTATTGACTACTCCTATACATCACCAGCAATTACTGTAATAAACAACAACACAAACAAGGTTATTTCCTTTGCGCTCTGGCATAATAAAAAACTACCAGATCCGGAAACCCTTAAATCCAACAACCTAACAATCATCCTCAACCACTATGATGATATTGTACCAAAAAATTGCACGGACATCAAGCGATACATGAATCTTGCAGTGTGGTCAATTAACAACATCAATCAAATAAAATCTTGTTATCCAGATCATGAACTTCATATTGCAATCGAAGGATATTCCCTCGGATCTCGACTCGGTTCTCTCTTTAATATTGCAGAAAACACGGCAATTCTCAAGTATAAAATACTGACAGAAATCATCCCGGATAGCTTTGAAGTCTATCCACCAACAACCATTAAAAAGTATGCGACTGGCAAGGGAAATTCCAAAAAACCAGACATGGCAAGAGCATACACATCAACAACAGGTGATATTATACATCAGATGCTGGGGAAAACAAACCCGGATTCCAATCCAGCATCGGACATCGTTGACTCATATTTTATAGCATCGTTGCTAAAAAGCAACATCGAGAAGAATTTACCTAAAAATTGATCATTTTGCCTATTTTTTAAGCAATCTGCCTATTTTTTAGGCAGTTACAATAACATTTTTCAATTTAATATTTCTTTTTAAAATCAATAACTTACCTATATACTGCTAATTTTCAACCTTTTCGCTTATATAAAATATTAATCAATAACATTAAACATATTGACACACAACAAAAACAATCTTATAATTACCTTTAACAACAACATCAATCACCTATTTTCAACAATTTCTTTAAAAAATTCAATAACTTTTATCATCCCCTCTTTCTTTTTACATTCAATGGAGGATATTATGAAAACAGATGAACTACTTGAACAAGCAAAAAAGGATCTTGAGTACGACAAGACAAATCTACAAAGTGCAATCCACGAGATTCCTATTATTTTTGGAAGATGGATTGATTATCATGTTGCGGAAAAGATAAAACTAATAAGAATGCAAAGAAGAATGAATGACCTCCGAAAGGAGAAGTGGCTCTACTATTCTGGAAAGGCATCACCGGAAGTCTATAAGAAAAGACCATTTGGATTAAAATTATTGAAGGCTGATGTGGAACGGTTTATTGATACCGATGAAGAAATCTCATCCCTTCAAGCCGATATAGATTTACAAAATGAAAAGGTGTACCTCATTGATGAGGTATCAAGGGAAATAAAATCCCGGCAATGGCAGATCAATTCCCTTATCAAATGGAACGAATATTTGTCCGGAAAATGAAGAACCATCAAAAATATGTATCTTTCGAAAAAACGCATTTTTTCAAAAAAATTATCCTTTAAAATCAATACCTTACAAGGGTGTTTTTTGATGTTTTTTTCTACCATGTAGGGTAGTAAGCCCAATTTCAAAGAAAACGCATGTTTTTGGAAAAGGCTATAAATATCAATAACTTACAGAACAGGGTCGGATTTTCGAAATCATAAAAAATGGCAAATAGAACAGACACGATTTTCAAGAACGAAATCTTTTATCATCACCATCTTCGTTCCCTAAATGTCATTTTCGGAACCATCTTTAACAACATCCGAATCATCCGAAAGACCCTGCCTGAAGCGAAGAAACAGGTTGAGCAGATAATCAAGGTTCCACTCACCTATTCGAAAAGGGAAAAGTTGATTGCTGTCATCCAGCAGGATCAGTACAAAAACTTTAGTACCCAATCCGCACCACTTCCTAGACTTTGTTTTTCAAGAAATGGTGTATTTGAGTTCGATTCCGAACGACAGATTGGAACCTTTCAGGAAATCTCCGAAGGTGAATACATTTCTACTCAGCCAGCTCCATATAACATTGGGTATGAGCTGTCGATTGTCACGAACAATCAGGAAGACAATGCGATGATACTGGAGCAGATTCTTCCATTCTTTCAGCCTGATTTCATTGTCAAGGTAAACATGGTTCCTGAATCCCTTGCCCTGCAACGGGATGTTGTTATCAGACTTGATGGAATTTCGGAAGAAGAGGAAGGTGTTCTTGATGATCTGTCGTCAGCAATCCTCTACACGACAGTCCTAACCTTCACGATTCAGACATGGTTCTTCCCACCATCTCATCCTGCAAATGTGATCAAGTTCATCAAGACAGATCTCTTTGATGATTTTGACGGATCTTTCCTTGAAGGAGTGCGAACCCATGTTGACCCGCTAGAATCCGAGTACACGGATAATTGGAATGTGAATAGGTATGTTATTGATGTTGAAGACGAAAAATGACTCTCAAATCGACCGCCCAAATTGAGGATGTTCTTGACCTGATGCCATCTGTTGTTGATGATGATGAATCACAACCAAACATTGTCCCGTTAGAATCCTGTGTTGAGACGGATTCCGAGAAGGAGATGATGAACGATCATCGGTATGCCAAGGAAAAAATGTCACAGGCGATCGAAAACATGTTTGAGTTGGACAGTGAACTTCGGGAACTTGCACGAGGTACGGAATCCGCAGATGCATATAGGGAGGCTTCCAATAATCTCAAGAACATCTGCATTGCCTGTGCCAATCTATCAAAGATGACTTTCGGAATGGCAACCATTCGATCAGAAAGAAAATCCCAGAAGATTCAACCTCAGAAACCGGGACAGACCTTCAATCAGCAGAATAATATTGTTTTTTCCGGAAACCTTGATGATATCCTTAATAAAATTAAACATGAAAATGTAGATGTTCCAATTGAAACGGATGAGAAATAGCTATGTCTATTGACGTTTTTTATAAAAATGACCCATTACTTCCGGCAATCGGATCGACCTATGATTATACCGAGGATGAAATTCTCGAAATTCAAAGATGTTTCAATAATCCGATTTATTTTGTTGAGAAGTATGTAAAGATTGTTTCGCTGGATAGGGGATTGATTGATTTCAAACTTTATGATTATCAGAAAAAGATGATCAAACTCTTTGCTGATAATAGATATTGCCTAGGTCTGTCATCAAGGCAGAGCGGCAAGTGTTGCTACAAATCGACGGAAATCAAGGTAAGAAATAAATCCGGTAAGGAATACACCCTGACATGCGAATATTTCTATGAGTGGATGAAATTTCGCGAAAAATACAAAGATACCGTTGAAAATTTGAAATCAGAACAATAACATTATGAAGAAGACCTGTCTGACCTGTGGCAAGGAGTTTGAAACTACAATTACCGGAAAGAAGTACTGCTCTGACAGATGTCGGTTGATTGCCAAGAACAAGAGGACAAGATGTGGTTGTCGGTGTGTTATTTGTGGGTATGGAGCCGAAATTCTTACAAGGCATCTGAAGATAGTACATCAGCTTACACCAGACGAATACTGCAGGATTTACAAATTGAATAAATCGGCTGTCATTTCATCAAGGATTAGCAAGAAACTTTCCGATGCTCAGAAAAATTCTGATTTGTGTGTGGCTAACTGGTTTTCTTCCGAAAATAATCCGGCAAAAGGACATTCTGGAAGATATTCGCCATATTCGATGAACTTTGTCGGATATGATGAAATGACGGACGATGAAAGAAAGAAGATCATTACAGAATTGAGGAAAAGACAACAGACCTCTGTAAGGCAAAATCCACAAAATCAACCGACAAGGATTGAATTTTATACATCCAGAGGAATGACACAGGAGTCGGCGGAAAAGGCACTTTCGGAAAGACAAAGAACCTTCACCCTAAAGAAGTGTATTAAAAGATACGGATATGATAAAGGTGTGTTGGTTTGGAAGGAACGTCAGAAAGGATGGCAGGAAACCCTAAATGCGAAACCACCCAAAGAAATTGAAAGAATAAACCGGGCGAAAAATTTTTGCGGAAAGGGATACTCGAAAATATCCCAAACCCTTTTTTTGGGAATTGTATGAAAGAATCAAGGATTTGGGACTGGATATATACTTCGCAACTCTTGATAGAGAAACGAAACAATACACAGAATCAAATAATGAGTATTTTGTAAACATCCCACCAAGGCATTATTTTTTGGATTTTTATGTCAGGGATAAAATGAGGGTTATTGAATTTGATGGTGAATATTGGCATGAAAGTGGTGTCAGGGCGAACAAGGAACGGGATGTCATCAGAGACAGGATATTATCGGAAAATGGTTATGTGGTCTTGCATGTCAAAGAAAAGGACTACAAAGAGAATAAAATGAGGGTTATTGAGAAATGCATGAATTTCATAACCAAGTAGACGAAAATCTGCCAGACAGAAAATTTATTGATTCAGTTCCTGTATGTGATTTTGAAATCATGACGGATCAGGGATGGAAACCGATCACGTCAATTCATAAGACAATACCATATCGTGTTTATGAGATCATTACAGAAACCGGAAAATCTCTAAAGTGTGCTGACACACACATCATCTTTGATGAATTCTACAAGGAAATCTTTGCAAAAGACTGTCTTGGTAAGAAAATCATCACAATAGATGGTGCTGAACTGGTCGTTGACCTCGTTGTCCATGATGATGAGGATAATATGTATGATCTGACGGTGGACTCGGATGAACATCGTTTTTGGTCGGACGGGATTCTTTCCCACAACACTACAACGGCTGCCGCCTTTTTCTTGTGGTTTATCTTATTTCACCAACAGAAGACAATCGGCATTATGGCAAACAAGTTGTCGATGGCAAAGGAAATTCTGTCGCGCATCAAGAAGATGTATGTCTACTTGCCGAGGTTTTTGAAAATACCAATTCGAAGCTGGAATGCCCAATCAATTTCCCTAGCCAATGAATGCCGAATCCTGACATCGGCAACGACAACAGATGCCTTTCGTGGTCAATCCCTAGCAATTCTCTATGGAGATGAATTTGCCTTTGTTCCATCCAACATCCAATCCGACTTTATGGCTTCGGTGTATCCGACAATTACTTCCGGAAAGGATTCAAAGGTCATCTTCACAACAACACCCAACGGGATGTCCGGTGAGTTTTATAAACTATGGATAGAGGCACAGGAAGATCGGAATAATTTCAAGACCCTAAAATTTACATGGAGAGATGTTCCGGGTAGGGACGAACACTGGAAGGATGAAACAATCCGGAACATTGGAGAAACCCGTTTTGAGGTCGAGTTCAATTCCGCATTCCTAGGATCCTCAAAAACATTAATCTCTGCGGATGCACTAAAGAGCATGAGATGGGATGTCCCAATTGTCAATCATGATGGGGTGTATTCGGTATATGAACGTCCTGTCGAAAACCATGTTTATTTTATGTCCTGTGATGTTGGATACGGAAAGGGGCTTGATTATTCAACCTTCACCATCTTTGACATAACCGACACAAAGAAGGTAAAGCAGGTTGCAGTATATCGGAATAATAACATAGAACCTCTAGTTTTTCCAACAATTATAGCATCATCCGCAAGAACCTACAACAATGCCTTTGTGTTGGTCGAAAATAATGACATTGGCAAGACTGTTGCAGATATTTTATCCGCCGAGTATTCGATTGATAATTTGCTATACACAAAACGGGAAAAGTCAAGGGGTTCGATTTCCGAAACCGGAACATATCGTCTTGCCCTATCCGGAAATCCCGGTGTTCGTACAACTACGGCAATAAAATCCAGAGGTTGCTCGAATCTCAAGCAGATGATCGAGACAGGAACACTAACAATCCTGGATAGGGATACAATATCAGAGTTAATGGTCTTTATTGATGGGAAGGGAACAGGAAGATACGCTGCCGAAAAGGGCGATCATGATGATCTTGTGATGAATGCCGTCCTTTTGGCATGGGCGATGTCTGAAAAGTTCTTTCAGGGATTCATTGATTCGAACTTTCGACTTGACCTTTTCAAGGAAAAGATCACTGAGGTTGAGCAGGAAATGATGACGATCGGATTCACAAACACCAACGATAACGGTTTTGCCGAAAATGGTATTGTATGGAATGAGGTTTCTACCTTCTTTCATGTGTAATGATATAAATAACAATCAATATAAGTAAAGTAACTTTTAGTTTACACTGCTAATTAAGAGAAAAGAATAAAACATGTCAATTACACCATCAACAGCACCTGGAATACAATTTGAAGAAATTGACGAGTCAACCTACGTTAGTCTGGCAACCGGAAAGGTTGGGGCAACTGCCGCAAAACTTTCATGGGGTGCCACAGATACCGTTATGTATGTTGATAACATGCAAACCGTTCTTGATAGTTGTGGTTATCCTACCAGTGAGAATATTCATGACTATCTGATTCTTAAATCCTTCTTGGCATATTCAAATACTCTCTATCTGACTCGTGTTGTTGGGGGGGATGCCAAGAACGCCTATGCCTTACTTGCCGGAGCTGAAGATCCTGAAACTGACCTCCTGTGTGGAAATGGTCAGCAGTTTGAAAAATTCATTTTCCCGGAAGGTGTTGCCATTATTGGTAAGTATCCGGGATCGGTTTTCAATTCTTACAAGATATCCCTCTATAACTATGCCGGTATCGCAATGCGCGACTGTGAAAAATATAGTTATGGTGTAACCTTGCAATCCGATGATGTTCAGGTGGTTTCAGCCGGTTCATCCGAAGTTGGCGCAACCCTGACAATCAAGGACACAGACTTCTTTGACTACAAGCCAAGAATCGGTGATTGGTTGATTCTTCAGGATGATAGCGGTGTTGGATTGTCGAAGGACAAGAAATGGGAAACATCTGGCGTCCTGTCAAAGATCACCTCAATGACCTATGACGCAGACCAGTCACAGTATACGGTTGCCCTTGATTCACAGCTGACATCAACCGATGCACCTACTACGGCAGTAATCTTCCATAATGGTTATGTTTCTAATGTCCAGTCACCTGATTATGTCTATTATCAGGTAACAACACCTGATGGGCTGACTATTTTTGAATCCTTCACATCCGAAGCAGCATCCCTTGTTGCTGATGTTAACAAGAAATCGAGTGTTATTTGGATGGACAACATCGGCGTTCGGGAAATCCAATCCAAACCAGTTTATGAATTTGTACTGAAAGGCGGTTCTGCCGGTGAGGATATTACCGATGCTGATTATATCAGTGCTTTTTCGATCTTCAAGGACAAGGAAGCCTATACCATTGATTTCCTCTTTTCAGGAATGTGTGGTGTCACATGTCAGAAGACGATTGTGGATGAAATCATCGGTACAAGAAATGATTGTAGCTGTTTTATTACTCCACCCTATTCTGCCGTCGTTGACAACAAGGGGAATGAAGTTGATGCGATCATTGAATGGCGTTCCTTGATTGGTAACTCAAATCGTACCTTTATTGAGGGATGCTGGAAGCAGATTTATTCGGAATTTGATGATGAATACTACTGGATTCCAACCAATGCAGACTGCGCCGGTCTTTGTACCCTGCGTGATCCATGGGTTGCGATCGCCGGTAAAAACTATGGCTCAATCCGCAATGTGATCAAGCTGTCATGGCAGCCGAATGAAACCCAGTACAAGATTCTCTTTCCGAAGGGGATTAATGCCATCAAGTCGATTTCAGGATCTGGTATATTCCTCTGGGGGGATCATACCGCAACGGATACGAATAGTGCGCTGGATGCGTTGTCGGTTGTAAATACGATGAACTATATTGAACGGAAGATTGTTGAATATAGTACCTCAATCCTCTGGGAAAACAACACCTATGCAACCCGTCAGAGATTCAAGCTAGGTGTCGAACAATTCTTGAGAACGATCATCGGCGCTGGCGGTATTGATAATGCGGAATGTATTTGTGACGAATCAGTAAATACTGCCTCAATCATCAATAACAAATGCTTTGTTGCGGTCATTCGGATCAAACCAGTGCTGCCAATCAGGAATGTCCTGTTATCCTTTGTTGTGACCGAACAGGGCTATGAATTTACCGAAGCAGTGGAATAAGGATAATGTGGAAAACATTACTAGAGCATGTTTTCGGTATTGATCTGAACCATCGGAAGGAAGGAAGGATTGAAACTCCGATTCTTCCTACGGAACCCGATGGTTCCTATATCTTTCCGGCAAACTCCGAAAAACAGACTCTTTATTTTGATAACACCCTAACGACAGATGGTCTGACGGAATCCGAGCTTATCAATACATACAGAGAGTTGTCAAAGGATCCGGAAGTATCAAAGGCAATCACAGAAATTGTTTCCGAAGCTGTATCTGCGGATGATGGTTATATTGTCAATCTTGATTTTGATAATATCGAGGGTTTCGCCGAAAAGACCAAGAAACGAATCATTGATGAGTTCGATTCTATCCAGAAGATGATGGGATTCAAGGATTTTCCGGAAGACCACTTCCGGCGTTTCTATATTGATGGAAGGGTTTACTATCAAATCCTTGTTGGTCAGAAGAAGACTGAGGGAATCAAGAAAATACTGATGTTGGATCCTCGAACCATCAGACCAGTCACTGAACGGGATCTGATAAAATCAAAGGACGAAACCTTTGATATATCAAAGGACAAGAAGTATTATGTGTATGTTGAAAATAACATCACAATCAACTCGAACCAATGGTTTTCCAGTTCAATGACAAGATCGACCGGAAGCGGGGAGATCATGTTGTCCGAGGATTCAATCGCCTACGCGAATTCCGGCGAATATGGTGATGGTACAATTCCGCTATCACTCCTTCATTATGCCATCAAACCGGCAAATCAGTTAAGGATGATTGAAGATGCACTTGTCATCTATCGCTGGTCACGGGCAGCCGAAAAGAGGGTTTTCAAGGTTCCGGTATCAAATGTTCCGAAGCATATGCAGGAGCAGTATCTTCGGGATTTCATGAATCGGTTCAAAAATTCCGCGCAGTATGATTCGACAACCGGAAAGATAAAGGATAGCCGCCGTCAGATAACCATGTTGGAGGATTTTTACTTTCCAACGGTCGATGGTGAAGGGGTCAATATTGATGTTCTGCCGGGTGGTCAGATGTTGTCAGGGGATCTTCCGGATCTTAATTACTTTCGAAAAAAACTCCTTTCATCCCTCAAGGTTCCGCTGTCGAGATTCAACGAGGATGGTTCTTCCGCATCAGTCCTTGGTAGGAGTTCTGAAATCACCCGTGATGAATTGAACTTCCAAAAATTCATTTCTGGTCAGCAGAAACGTTATTCCTTCATTTTCCTGAAAATGCTTGAGGTGCAGTTGCGCTTAAAAAATATCGTTTCGGAAGATGAATGGAATGTCCTGCGAGAAAAATTGTCCTTTGTGTGGGCAAAGGATAATGTATATACCGAGATGAAAAATTCCGAGCTGACCCAGAGCCGTATGCAGACACTCGGAACAGTTGAACCCTACATTTCCAAGTATTTCTCAAATCGGTACGTCATGAAGGAAATCCTCATGATGACGGATGATGAAATTATAAATATGACCGATGAAATAAACAAGGAAAGACAGGAAATGGGCGATAAGGTCAGGAACGCCGATGTATCAAGAACCGTTCAGACCAATCCTACTATCGTTGCCCCGGGTACTGAACCGCTGATTTTTAATAATGTCATTGGAGCGGATGATTCCAATGCCGAAGAAGATGAAGATGGAAGAGAAGATGAAGAATGACCTTTTGGCTGATTTCCGGAATCGGCTGACCGAGGCGATCGACTCGCTTTTGGAGGTAGCCTTCAAACGTGTCATTCGCAAGGGAAAGATTGTCCGGAAGGTAAAGAACACCCGGGGGGCGAATTTTAGAATTGTCCGCCATGGTAATCAGGTGAAGTTTGTCCGAAAGACTGCTGCCGAAAAGAGAAAACGCCGTCTTGCCATGAAGAAGGCATGGCGCAAGGGAAAGGCAGCTAGAATTAATAAGATAAAGAGAACTATTCGGAAATCACGTGTCCGGATGAAAAGTTTTTATAGGAAATAGGGAAAGAATAAATGACGAATATCATTTTATCCGAGTCAAACTTCGATAATATCCTTGTTGAAAAGGAAAATAATGGTAAGGATCTGTTCATCACTGGTGTCTTTGCGCAGGCTGATGTAGTCAATCGGAACCATAGAATCTATCCGAAGTCTATTATGGACAGGGAAATTGACGCTTATATTAGAGACTATATTTACACAGACCGGGCTGTTGGTGAGTTGAATCATCCTGCCGATCGTCTTGCAATTGATCCGGCAGGTATTTCCCACAAAATCGTCTACCTCAAAACCCAAGGAAATGACTATATCGGAAAGGCACAGATCATCAATACCCCACGTGGAAATATTGTTAAGGGATTATTGGAAGCCGGTATTAAACTAGGGGTTTCTACTCGTGGATATGGATCGACAAGAAAGAAACCGGACGGGGTATTGGAAGTTTCGGACAATTACAAAATGATCTGTATTGATATTGTCTTTTCCCCATCAGCCCCGGATGCCTTTGTTGATGCAGTGATTGAATCCGAACTCATGGAATCAACACTGGAATCTTCCATGTTGGAACATGAATTTTCCGAATGGCTGAATCTGAAAAAGCTCCTAAAGGAACAGTATACACAGGAAACCAAGTTTAAAACCGCATCAAAATTACTGAAAAAGGCATTTTTATCTATATAAGGATTTGATTATATCCTATAAATATATGATAATAAACATCTTTTTTCCGTACATATAAAGGCATAGCGGATAACATTCAATATTTTTATCGGATGTGAGGGTGTTTTGATTTAATATGTACTCCACCACAGGGAAAATAAAAGAGAAATGAAAAATAGAAAATACTATCTGAAAAATCTTCTTGAGGAAGAATTGAAGAAAAAACAGGAAAGTGATGTTGACAAGTCCGAAAAGAAAAAATGCGAGGATGGTGATGGACTTGATGATTGTGAACAGGATCCGGTAAATACGGAACCTGAAAAAAAGGTAGAACCATCCGACGAAAAACCAGACGAAGATAAAGTACCTGAATCCACATCGGATGACAAAAAGAAGGATGAATGTGATGCTCCTGTCAAATCCGTGAAGAACGAAGGGAAAAAGGCAAAGAAAGAGGACGAAGAACCTTGCGATGATGCTGACCCAGGGGCGGACGATGATGTTGATGTCGAACTGGAATCAAAGAAAAAGAACCTCAAAAACGAGGCAGTAATCCAGATCAAAACCATGATTGAATCCGGTGCAACTCCAGAACAAATTGCCGAGGAATTGATTTCGGTTGCTCGTGAATCCGTCATGGAAATGGTTGATGCAAAGACGAAGATTCTTGAATCCGAAATCGAAGCGAACTTTGCCGAAATCACAGAAAGAATCATCTCTGAAAACGAATCCCAGATGATCAGGGTTTCATCGGAAGTCGTGACCGAAAAGTTGAAATCCCTGAAAGAAAAACAGGAAACGATCGTCTCTGAAAACGAATCCTACAAGGCAACCATTGAAAAAATGCTTGCTGAAGCAAAGGAACAGGATGCCCTGATGAAAACAATCAAGGAATCCCTTGATGGTGCCATTGCCCGTGGGAATGTTTTTGAAAATGCAATGTTCTTCAATGAATCGACAGCCGGTATGTCGGTGTCCGAAGTGGACAGAATTTCCGAAATTGTCACGGAAGAACAGCTGAAACTTTCACATGATGAGTATAAGAAGGTTTTTGAATCTGCACTTTCGGATTTGAAGGTTCAGGCAAACACGGAACAGCGTGTTGTTAATGAATCCGAAGATGTTATTGTTAATGAAGAAGATCAAAAATTCAAACAAGTTATGGAACTGGCTTGCGCAGTTGCTTCTGTTAGCAAGTGGCACTAATAAAAAATATAAATATAGCTTAAAGGTTTGATATTACTTTTTTAAATAATAAAATATCAAGGAAAACGAGAACTACAAATGGAAAGAAACGAATCTGTTATTGATAAAAAAATGCTGCTTACAGAAGATGAAAAACTGGCATACCGCATGAATAAGTGGAAACCAATTCTGGAAGCAGAGGGCTACGATCCTATCTCTGATGAAGCAGCCCGGTTGTTTACCGTTCAGATGCTGGAAGCCCAGATGGAAAATTCCGGCGTAATGAATGAAGCCGCCGCAACAACGAACACCGGAAACATGGCAATCTATGATCCGGTTGCAATCGCTATGCTGCGTCGTGCTGCCCCGTACATGATTGCCCCAAAAGTCATGGGCGTTGCTCCGTTGACCCAGCCGTCCGGTCTGGTATTTGCCCTGCGTAGCCGCTATGCAGATAAAGCTGGTGCTGAAGCACTGTTCAATGAAGCAAATTCCGGATTTGCCGGTAATGGTGGTGATTTTGTTGGTAGTGTTTTGCCGCCGCTGACCGGTAAGGTTGCTTCCCAGCAGGATAGCTTGAGTGCTGATATTGTTGTCGATTCGGTAGATGGGCTGGCTCCCGGTGTTTTTGTTGTTGCTGATGGTATTTCAGCCGGAACCTATATCAAATCAATCGACGCTGAAAACAAGAAGATCACACTGTCGGCTCCAACATCTTCCCGGTTGGCTGCTGATACTGTCTTGGGTTATGCTACCGGATATGGTACCGCAATGGAAACCTCGAAGGCAGAAGGCGACATCATGGCAAAAATGTCCTTCACGATCGAACGCGTCCGAGCTGATGCTGGCATTCGTCAGTTGGCAGCTGGATGGTCAATCGAACTTGAACAGGATTTGAAACGTGTCCACGGTCTGTCCGCATTCCAGATCATTTCCGACATCATGTCAACCGAACTGTTGGCGGAAATGAACCGAGAAGTTGTCCGTTCATTGTACAACAGTGCCTTGGTAGGTGCAATGGATAGCGCAACCCCGGGTGTCTTTGATCTGGAAGATGCAGATGGTCGTTGGTTGGGTGAACGTCTGAAAGCTTTGGTATTCCAGACGGAACGTGAATCGAATGCGGTTGCAATCTCAACGAGACGTGGTCGCGCAAATGTCATGATCTGTTCCCCGAACGTTGCTGCTGGTTTTGCCGCTGCCGGTTCCCTGTCATACAGCAAACTGAATACCCAGATGTTGGGTGGTGACTTCACGACCTCTACCTATATGGGTAAATTGAATGGTATGATGGATGTCTATGTTGACCCATATGCAACAAGCGATTTCATTCTGGTAGGTTATCGCGGTGTTTCCCAGTCTGACTGTGGCGCATTCTTCTGCCCGTATATCCCGTTGCAGATGTATGAAGGTAAGGATCCGGATTCCTTCCAGCCTCGTGTTGGTATTAAATCCAGATATGCGATGTTGTCGAATCCGTTCAACGACACCGAAGGCAAGATCATGCCGAGAACGAACACATACTATCGTGTGTTCAATATCAAGGGCATCTAATCCATAGAACGCTCCTGAATCATTGAGGAAAGACGGGGAAGAAGGACATTAACCTTCTTCCCCGTTTTGTATCATAAATGATACCATAACCCCCCTATTGTACAATAAATGATACAATAGGAATAAAATAGATGTCACATCCAAAATCATGACAAAGGTTTATCTTCGAAAAGCCGATAATAATTACATAAAGGTCGAATCCGAGGAAGAAATCGTCTACAAGAAATTATGGAAACGATTTTCCTTTGAGGCGCCCGGAAAGGACTTTAATCCCAGCTACAAGGCAAGATTCTGGGATGGATATATTCGTCTCTTTTCCCAAAAAACGGGAAAGATCTATGCCGGGCTTCTTCTTGATATTGTTGGTTTTGGAAAGGAACAGGGTTGGGACATTCGGATTGATAAGTCCCTTCTATCATCCTTTCTTTATGATATTGATGAAAATGTAATTGATAAATGGCTGTCTGGATTGAAGCTATCTGCCCACGGTCAGGAAATAACAACAAGGGATTTCCAGAATTCCCTGATTAAAAACGTCATTCGTGGAAAACGTCTGGCAGGTCTGTCTGCCACATCGTCCGGTAAATCTCTTGTGATATATTGTCTTGTTAGGTGGTTTTTGGAGATGTCTGATGATTTCGATTCGGAAGATGATGAAATCCTGATTGTTGTCCCGTCAACCATCCTTGTTGACCAGATGTACAGTGACTTTGAGGATTATTCATCCCTGAATGGATGGGATGTTGGTTCAAGAGTTGCGAAGATCTATGCAGGACGGGACAAGAACGTAGATGTTCCAGTGAGAATTTCGACATGGCAATCGCTCTTCAAAGAATCCCCCGAATATTTTGATAAGGTTAGATTTGTTCTTGTTGACGAATGTCACAAGGCAAAGGCAGACGGTATCCGTAAACTTGTCGAGATGTGTACAAATGCAGAGTATCGGGTAGGTCTGACTGGGACACTGGATTCAGTCGAATGTAATGAGATGATCATTACCGGATTGTTTGGTAGGGTTGTCAAGGTGATTTCCACAAAGGATTTAATTGAGAGAGGTGATGCGGCAAAACCAGACATCCATGTTGATATTCTTGTACATCCCGATCCTGTTGAAACCGGTACAAAGATGACCTATCCGGATGAGGTTTCCTACTTTCGTAATAGTGATAATCTCCACAAATACATTTCGGAACTTCTTGGTACTCTGAATGGGAATACAATGATTCTTGCTGTCAATGTCGATGAGTTCATTGTTCCACTGTCCGAAACCCTAATCAGGGATTTTCCACAAAAGCGTATTCTGGTGATTCATGGATCCGTAAAACAGGGCGAAAGGAGTGACATCCGGAAGATCATGGAAGAAAATGATAATTGTGTTTTGGTGTGTTCCTATGAAACGGTTGGCACAGGGTTCTCGGTTCGTAATATCCAGAACATGATTTTTGCCCAATCCTACAAGTCAATCATTAAGATCGTTCAGGCAATCGGGCGAGGTATCCGCCTGAAAGAGGGGAAGGATAGTGTCCTAATTCATGATCTGATAAATGTTTTTGAGTCCAGTCCAAACACCTACTCCTATGAACATGGCATTGCTAGGATGAAGATCTACAAGGGTGAAGGACACCAGTTTAAGATAAAGAGGATTTTTTTGAATGAAACCAAATAACAAAAAGCTCAAGTCCCTGATGGACAACATTGTTGAATATGTTATAATTGAATCACGTCAGGAATATCTGCAACGGAAAAGAAAGGTTGAGAGGATGTCAAAGGAAACCATCCGACAGAAAATCCTCACAATGATGAAGAATGCCGAGAACCTTTCGACTTCGGATGCAAAACTTTATCAGATCTATCTTGATGTTTATAGGGAAAAAGCTCCCGAACGCGAATTTGATTCACTACTCAATAAATTATGAAAACAAAAAAGGATAAACTGACCGCCCTGATGCAGGACACATTTTGGTCAATTGAAAACGTTCTTGATATGTTTGATCCAATGCATACCTCATGTAAGGCAAACGCTGGAATGGAAGATGAATATTCAGATGTCATTGACGTTCTCTATCGGATGTTTCAGGATGAAACCCGTAACATCCGGGAGTTCACAAGAGACGATATTATTGATGCACTTTCGGAATGTTTTGGATATGATCTTGTCAAGGATGTCTGTAACTTTGAGATGATTGACGAATGCACGAGAAAAATCAACAGGTACTTGGAGGTGTTTTTTGATGAACTTAAAAGAATTGAATACTCTGATTGAAGCCAGATTCGATGTTGGTGATATTTCGACCAACCGACATATTGGACAACCGAAATCCAAGAAGTTTGACAAGAAGGACAGTCAGGAGAAGGAGGCTTCGGATGCCAAAAACTCAAAGTTCCCTGAAATCTATCGTTATCCTCCAAGGGTAAATGGGCATGCTGATATTGATAGTATTCAATTCAATGCTGAACGAAATCACCCGAGGGCAAGAGCATTCCAACGAAGACCGGGGTTTAGTACAAGGGATTGGGAGAAGTTGCATCAAAAGGTATATAAGATGATAAAGGACAACAACCTGAAATCCGGTCTCTATCTATTCTTCTCAAAATCAATGCAGCAGGGATATATTTGCTGGTATTCCTTCGGAAAGGTCAAGGTGATAACGGTTCTGCCAAAGGGAAAACATGATCCACGTGGAGGATGGGATTCACAGGGCAATCCACCAAAGGAGCAAACCAAGCTTGTGATGATGGAATCCCTCGAAATGAGATTGTATGCAATCCTTATTGAATCGGGACATTATACCTATATTGAAATGAATTGAGAATCAGATCATCTTATTGAAAGGCGAAGTTTGAATACTTCCCTTTCTTATTTTCAGATTCTTTAACTAAAAATCGAATCTACAAGCGAATCTATTTTGGTTTTTAACTACAAATACACTCGATTTTTGAGAAAGCATTGATCTAGATCAAAAAAATGAAAAATGGGTTGAGATTTTCCTCAACCCATTTTTCAAACTGTATCAACGATTTGTTGTAGCTTTTCAGATCTGTCAAATAACTACAATTCTTCCAGCTTATTTCCCTTGTTTTTGAAGGCTTCTATCAAGGACATCTTCCTTGAAATGCAGGAATCAATCAGGGATTCAAGTCCAACATCGCCAGTCATATCAATATATTCGCAATCACTTTCCTGACCCCTGCGATAGATTCTTGCTTCGGATTGTTCCCGAAATGCATAGTCAAAGGTCTTGTCAAAGTATATAATTTTCGAGTAGTCCTGTAAATTCAATCCAAAGCTGTTTTTTCCATAGGTCAGTATCAGATTGTTGGGATATAATTCCTTCAATCTCTCCGCGGATGTAATGAATTTACAGAAGACAATTGATTCATCATCAATGACTGCATTAAGACGTTCCAGTTTATCATCTGCCAAACAATAGCTATGTTGCAGCTTTTGAAAGATCCCAAGCAGATCTGTGTCCGATCTATCAATTGATTGTTGGATCAGACATTCCTTCAGCAATCCATAGTTCAATCTTTCGTCCGCGGTCATATGCCAATAGACGGTTCGATAGTTTTTTGTCAGTGGCATGTCAAGAGAACATTCATAGACATAGGGTTCTATCAAATTCAAAAGGTGATCTACATTTGCATATCCGGTAACGTATGTATTCAATACCCTATGTCCGCGCTTCTTTTGTTTGTAGATACAATAATCATCCCGGAAACGATAAAAATCCTTTTGCAGAATTTTGGGAGACAAGAATAACATCTGTGGATAAATGTCCAGAATGTTTTTTGTTATCGGAGTGCCGTTCAGAATCAACTTGTACGTTGCCATCTTCCCAATTTGTATTATCCTTCGGGTTCTTTTCGCTCTCAAGTTTTTGATCTTGAGGGATTCGTCAACGACCATGAAGGAATTCTTTGAGGTGTTGATTAACTCCATGATTTCCTGAAAGACTCTGTCAGATTGTCCGATGCTCTCAACACCATAGAATACCGGAGAATATCGACAGTCACACAAGGCAATCTCATCCTTAAGATTCGGAATAGTGGAGAGGGGGGCTATCCAGATCAGGAGATCAATTTCATCCGTGCTATTGATAAGAGACACGGCTGTCTGGGTTTTGCCTGTACCACAACCCATAAACAAAGCACCTACCTTTAATTTTTTCAGTTTTTCAATTGCTTTATTTTGATCATCTGACAAGAGTCTCATCTATGACAACCTTCTCAATAGGCATTTTTTCAGGGATATGTTCTATGGTGACTTCACGGAAATCATCGGCATCATACTTATCGACAAGCTTTTCGGTGAACTCACCAAATGTCTCAATCAAGTCCTTTGTGGTAACGATCTTTTCATCAAGCATCTTATAGGTTTTTGGTGAGACCCTCTTTAGGCTAAACTTCATTGTATCATTGACGGACACAGCAACTTCATATTTGTGCTTTCCAGCCCAAACCAATTTTTTGGAAATCCAGAATTGATAGCCATCATATTTTGATGAATGTGGCATGGATATAAGGAAAGCCCGTTCGGTTTCCCTTTTGATATTTTGAATGTTTACGGATATTTTCTTCCAGCTACACATGATATTATTTTCAAGAATATTGATCTGAATCAAGATTTAATTTCAATGTATAGTATACAATATAAACATTGAAACTACAACACCAATTAGGATTGAAAAATGAAAACAACCAAACTCCAAAACGGTATTAACAAACTTTATATGAGACTTTCAAACTCCAGAACAAGAAAGGAATGTGAAATCTTTGCCTATACGATGAATATAGACGAAACATTC